ATGGGACTGGGCTCGACCACGCTGGTCAGCCTGCAGGAGGCTCGGCGCGCTGTCGTCGAGCACCGGCGCATGCTGCTGGAAGGCCGTGACCCCATTACCGCGCGCGTGCAAGCCAGGTCGGTCGGCCTGACGTTTGGCGAGTGCGCCGATGCGCTCATCGAAAGCCAGAAGGCTGGCTGGAAGAACGACGCCCAGGCGGAGCAATGGACGCAGTCGCTGCGGGACCACGGGCCGGCGCGGGATATGCCGGTGGCGGATATCGACACGGCGCACGTGATGGACTGCTTGCGGCAGATCTGGACCACGAAGACCGAGACCGCCTCGCGCCTGCGCGCGCGCATCGAGCGCGTGCTCGACTGGGCAAAGGTGCATGGCCACCGCCAGGGCGACAACCCGGCGCGCTGGCGCGGCCATCTGGACAACTTGCTGCCCAGGCCGAGCAAGGTACGCAAGCCCCAGCACCACGCGGCGATGCCCTACGGTGATGCACCGGCCTTCATGGCCCGATTGCGCGAGCGCGACGCCCGTAGCCGGCGCGCGCTTCAGTTCACCATCCTCACTGCGGCGCGGACTGAAGAGGTCACCGGATCGAGCTGGGATGAGTTCGATCTGGCAGCCGGCATCTGGTCTATCCCGGCCGAACGCATGAAGGGCGGCCGGGACCACTTCGTGCCTCTATCGACGGGGGCGCTGGCCATCCTGCGCGGGCTTGATCGCAAGCTGCCGCCGTTCGCGATGTCCGAGAACACCATGCTGTACCTGGTGCAGAAGCCGGCGCCCAAGGGCTTCGGCCTGCCCTTCACCGTGCATGGATTCCGCTCGTGCTTCCGCGATTGGGCAGCCGAGACGCAGGACACGCCTGGCGAGGTCGTGGAGATGGCGCTGGCGCATGCGATCCGCAACAAGGCCGAGGCCGCTTACCGGCGCGGCGCGCTTATCGACAAGAGGCGGCTGCTGATGCAGGCCTGGGCCGACTACCTGCTCGGCCGCGCAGCTAAAGGGTGAAGCGCCTGGCGCGTTCTCAGATTCTGAAACCGACCGGCAGCATGCTGACAGTATGCCGCCGCCCCTTCCTCCTGCCTGCCGCTGGGTCCATGTGTCCGCCGAGGCGCTGATGCACTTCAACTACGGATCCGTGGCCCACGTGACTCCGGGGCAGGTATGGCTGTGCTGGCGGGGCTGTACCATCAAGGCATCGCACCAGGGAAGCCTACGACAGGGCATGCGCTTCGCTGAGCGTTGGATCGCTGCGCGCACAGGACTCCCCGGTGTGCGCAAAGCACGGCGAATCAACCCAGACGACAAAGCACGGTGGCCTGGAAGCATCTACTCAGCGAGTTCTCGGCAACAGGCGCAGCATACGCAGATTGGGGTCGTCAGCGCCGGCGCCGTCGCTTGGTGAAGGTCGCTGGCGGCAGGTCCGGGTAAGCGGCACGGGCCGCCTCTGCGGCCGCCATCTGCAGCTGTGCAGATTTGACCTTGTTGTCGATCTCGGTCTTCGCCACACCATGCCACTTCAATAGCCAAGCGTTCGCATAGCGAAGGGCGCCGGCTTCAGTCGCCATGTACCGTTTCACGGTTGGCCCCTCGCTATATGCCCGCGTCCTAATAAGGACAGTCCCGTCATCCTCTGCATGGATCTTGATTACAGGCGAGCCCAAATAGAAGAGCTCCAACCACTCATCCCTCCGCCGCCACTGCATAGCCTCGACGGGCGAAACCGGCACGCTGTCGTCGGCCGCATTCATGCCGCCAGCCGGTGCTCGTAGAACGGGTGCCGCTTGTCGTCGAAAATGGCATACAGCGCATCCAGGTTGCGCGGATCCGGATTGAGCCAGGCGTCGACGTGCTCGGGCTTGATGTTGATGATCGTCCGGTCATGGCCAGCGGCGGCGACCTCGGGCTCCGGCTCGTCGGTGATCGCCGCGAACGACAGCAGGTCCGGTTCGACGCCTGCGGGATCGCGCCAGTGCGACCAGAGGCACGCCACCAACATCGGCTCGCCGGTGCGCGGCACGAACTCGATGCGCTGGTTCTGCCCGTCTGGGCCTTCGACGTTCTCGTAGAACCGGTCGGCCACCATCAACCCGTGGGTGTAGCCAAACTGCCGGCGCCAGAACCCTTCCAGGTTGTCCCGGCGGGCATTGTAGGTACCGGGAAATTTCCGGTCGTACATTGCCGGCGTGCCGGCCGGGCGGCACTGGTAGCGCATCGGCTTGACGACACGCTGTCCGTTTTCGACCACCAGCACCGGGCAGTAGACGCCCGGGAATATCCGGCTGTCGTCCTGGCCGCGCGTGCCCTTGAGCGTATCGAGGCGCCGCTGAGACTGCTGGATCTTGTTCGTGCCGATGCGCACGTCCTCGCGCGCCTTCTTCGTTTCCTTGAGCTGCAGCGCCCGCTCGGCATCGCCGACACGGCGCTTCTGGTCGAAGATCTCACGGGTGAGCGTGTCTGCCTCGGCCGCGTCCGCCGCGCGCAGGTTCTCCTGCAGCTCGGGCGGGCCGATCTCCAGCAACTCACGCACCATCGCGCGTGGCGCCTTGATACGCCGCGCCTGGGCGCCCTCGCCCCACCAGAAGGTTTTCACGTAGGTATCGATGTCCATCACGGCGCCGAACGCCCGCTGGAACTCTTTGAACTCGGCTCGGATCAGCGCGGAGTAACACATGGCCGTCTCTCAACAGTCGCGGTCGGTATCTTGGAGGCCATGCCAGACCAAGATCTCATCGAGCCGTCGGGAGACGAATTGGGCATCCTCGCCCGTGATGGCGCCGTCCTCAATGACGTCCGCCATGCCGGCAAAGGCCTGCCAGAAGTGGCAACGGTCGGGGCTGCTCTTGAGCAGCGCCGGGACCGCGGCATCGAGATTTTCCAGATGAGTTCGGAGTTGGGCTCTGTCCATGCCCGCAGTATCAGCGTGGCCGTCTCACCGCTTGAGACCAATGTCCGTAAACTCTGCTCGATGGACGAAAACCAGACCCTTAGCCTCTTCGAACAGCTGCAGTATCGCGTCGCGAGCGCTGTCGACAGGTGGTCAGTTGCGGAGCAATTCGAGGCGGAACTTCTCGCACACTATCCAGCGGACGCGACCGAAGTGATCGAGCTGATGACACACTGGCTCAACCGGTTGGGATTAATCGAAGCCGATCAATTGATCGGCTTCGTTTGACTTAGCTCGTAGAGCAACTCAGTCAGAGATATATATAGCCCAAAACGGCTTCGCGAACCGCGCCAGGCACACCTTCACAGGTATCCGAAAGCGTATCGTAATGATCCCAATTCGGCTGGTAGTAACAGCGATAGAGCGGCACCGTCCCGGGAACCTGGACGTCATTTAAAAAAGCGATGAGATATGCGAAATCTACCTTCTCCCAGCCCTCGCAGTTTGGATCGGTCGAGCTGAACGTTCTTCCCTGCTCTCCAGTCTCGCGGCTGCGCATGAAGCAAGAAAAAACTTGGTGGGAACCTGGGAACCATGTGTGAGACCCGATTCCAATACTCCCCTCAAGCTTCCAGCTGAGTTGCCCCCAGTTCCTAGGCAACTCTCCGTGCGTCATATGCATCTTCCATTTCGTGTTGTGCAAGCGATACAGCGGCTTAGCGACCATCCCCTCAGGGAACTGCAGTGCAGCTGCATCACTGCGAAGCTCCAGCTTGCTGACATCCCCCAGTGGCAAAAGGTTTCCGTATTCCTCAGCAGATGCAGCACAAGAAAAGGCCGCACACAGAACAGCTGCCGCAGAAAGCACTAACGCTTTCGACATATTAATCTCCAATTAGATTTCCCCTGCCGCACTACCCTACGTGTCGAACACGGATTTCGCTATCAGGCATTTCTGATATGTGCGTAGTGGTTGTCCCAGGAGCCTTCTAATTGCAGACACCATCTGTCTGCTTGATGTCGATGTGTGCCGACTTGGCGCTGCTCAGGCGCCTCGCGGGTTGAGCGGCCATCTTGGCGCCGCGACCGGCAACTGTAGATTGGCAGCGATATGGAATTTCACATATCGGCTTGTTCCGCATGGCGGCGTCAGATTTGCCTGACTGCCCTCATGCAGGAAGCTCGATCCTCATCCAATGGGTAACGCCTTCGATCTCGTTGTGTTCGTCCCAGTAGAACCTGGCGGCAGAGTGCACTGCTTCGCTCCAGAAACGGTGGCTATCCAGCGCTAGGACAGTCTCCTCCTCCGCGGGCATCTCACAACCAGCTTCGATCTTGATCCATTCCATGGCCGTCTCCTTGAGCAGCGGGCAGTGGAATCTTATCGAATTGATAGGCCGCGATCGTGAGGTGCATCAGGTTTTCCCTGAGCAAGCGAAGCGTCCAGGCATAGCTCAAATGAACGTTTTTTTGCGTGCGCTGGCCATGCATCTTGGCCTTGCGCCGAGATGCCCTCGGGCCGCCGGCAGTGACCGGCGCAGCACATTCGGAGAACGTAATGTACGCACTGCTGATCACCGCCGCCGCGGCGCTTATTGGCGTCGCCATCCCTGCCGCCGCCAGCGAACCCAGGCAATTCGGCCGCGCCGCCCAGCTGTACCAGGAAACGTCGGCCACCGGCGAGACGCTGAATGCCTTTGTCACCCGCATCGCACCGCGCGCACGCGCTGCATCCGTCAGCACGCGAGCGATCGTTTGCGGCGAGATCCTGGGCAGCGGCCCCTACACCGTGGCACTCAAGACCGATGGGTATCCCGACGACTGCCGCGTGCCGAAAACCGCCGCGCCGTATTTACTGGTGAACGGCATCGCGAAGGATGCGCGCGCCGACCACTTCTCGATCGAAAACCGGTTCCGTCCCGGCTATCTGGTCACACCGTGGTCCATCAAGTTCCAGGACCGCAGCAGCGTGCGCAAGGTCGACGCCGTCGGACACTGAGAGAGCGCTCCAGCTGGTCAGGCAGCGGCGCGCTCGGCTTGCGCCAGACTGGCTGCGATCGCACTGTTCGTTGCCGCCTTGATCAACGCCTGGAGTTTCCAGCCCTCCAGCGCCTGGGTCGCCTCCGCGCCGGGATAGCGGATGGCGTAGGTGGGCGCGATCAGCTCGGCGATCGGCGCCGCCAGCACGCCGAGGGCGGCGCCGCGGTCCTCAACCTGAAACGTCACAGTGCCGGTGTCGTTGATCGGGTTCCAGATGATGGTGATCTGCTGCGCAAGCGGGTCCGCATCCGGGTCCGGCGCCACCACGTTGGCATCGTAGGCGGCGCGAGTAGCCGCCTTGATGCCCAGCAACAGATGCGCGCCGGGCTCGTTGACAGACTCGCCCGGCACCTCCACGACCACGCCGGTGACTGCGTCAGCCTGGGTCGTCGAGGGCGCGGTGATCTCGTAGCTGCGGCCGATCAGGTCGCTGATCTGCACCGACAGCACGCGCAGGAAGAAGCGCTCCAGCGTCTGCGTCCAGCCGTCCGGGTGCGGCTTGGTGGTCATCTGCTCGAGGTGGAACTCGACCGGGCCATCATTGGTGGCCGGGTTCCATCGGATATCAATGCGCGGCGACACGATCTTGGTCTGCGTGCCGAAGGTTGGGTTCTCGCTGATGAGCATGGTCAGTAGCCTGTAACGTCGAGGATGGGAGCGCGCACCCAGGCCTGGCCGTAATTGCCAGGGGGCGGTTGAGGGTTTCGGTCGGTGCCGGTGCGCAGATCCTGCGCGGTATCGATGGCAGAGATAGATGCGACGTTGCCGTTGATGTTGACCACGCCCTTGCGCCAAAGCACCTGCACCTGCCACTGCGGGCCGCCGCCGATAAGGCCACCGATGGCCAGCATGATGTTGCCGGTGGACCCGGCCAGCGCGGCATAGGTGCGACCTTCCGGCAGCGTGATCGATCCGCCTTGGTTGGCATTGCCCTGCAGCAATGCCCGTACCTTCATGTACTTCAACGTGGCGTCGAAGTGCACCTGATCCGTGTCGGGATTGGTGATCACCAAGTAGTCCCGGCGTCCGAAGTTCGGCTCGTCGAAAACGTAGGCGGTAAAGCTGCCGCTGGTGGTGAAGCCGGTGAACGTGAAACTGTTTCCGCTCTGGGTGCGCGTGGCGAGCACGGCGTTGCTCTCCCCCAGAAACGCGAGGGCAGGATTGGTGCCGGCGACGGTGAGGCTCCATGTCTTCAGCACGCCGCTGCCTGTGGGCGTGATCGTCTGCTTCGACGCCAGCGCCAAGTTCTTCCAGGTCTCAGAGATGACAACGCGATTCGGACCGGCCTCGAAGATTGCATAGGCCATCAAAACCTCCCGTAGAACAGAGTGCCGCCGGCGCGTGCCGTCAACGTTGCAGAAGGCGATACCCAGCTGATGGTGTTGCCGTCGTCACTGAAGTACGGAAGCAGGCTGTTGCCGGCCCCGGTATCGGCCACGAACCAGTAGTACAGCTGGTTGGCGCTGCCTGTGACCGGTACCGGCACCGAGCCATTGCTACCGCTGGCGATCGCAATGGCTCCCATGTGCTGCGTCAACAGATCCGAGTCGGGCTGATCGGTGATCTGCAACAGCACGACGCCGGTGTCGGCGTCGTTGATGATCAGGACATTGGTCATGTGACTCCGTACCCGAGTGCCACCACACGACGTCCGTTCGGTGCGTAGGCGTAGAACTTGCCACCCACGAACTCGTTGCGACCGCCACCCGGCGTGGCCCCGATGATTTCCACCACGTCTGCAGAGAAGGTGATCTTGCCGATCACTCCGTTGTTTACCGAGCGCATGCCGATGACTTTGCCGTTCACGTCCAGCGCCCACGTGTAGGAAGCCTGGTAGCTCGCGACCCCGTTCTCGGCGATGGTGACGCGTGTCTGCAATGACTGGGTCGCGCTGGCGTACTTGAAGTCGATCGCTGTCGCCGACGGTGCCCACGGTGGGATGACCGTCGTCGTCGCCGTAACCTCGTTGATCGCTGGCTTGACGATCCACATAACCGGGCCGAACTGGCTGCTGTTGTCGTAGGGCGCCCGCATGCGAATCAACATGCGCACACGCACCGTCCCAGTTGGCGCCGTACGAAACACCCCTCTCCGATCGTATGCACTCAGCATGTTACCGCCAGCGGCATTGAAGGCTTCAGAGAACTGGCTTTCTAGCATCTGGTCATCGACGTTGTAGAAGGCAATGCCGACCTCGCCAGCACAGCGCTGACGCCCGCCATACGACGAGGCGCAGTAGCGCTTGCCCGGCTCAGCGGACATTCCTGCCGACTGGACGACGAAGTCGCCGTAGAGGTTCGGATTCGGGGACCGTTGAATCTCGAGGGCGTAGCAGCCACCCGGCACCCAGGTACCAGGCAGAACGCGCGCCAGCGATGTCGCCCCACCGTCCTGGTTGTAGTAGACGCTCCAACCGCTGGTGTCAGACTCAAATGCCGCGTTGTTGAGGAAATTCGCTCCCGATCCAGTTTGAGACCGCACCGCGGTGATCGCAGTTCCTTGCGATGTCACCTCGTTCCCGACTTGGGTGACCTGCGTCTGTAGTGCTTGCAGGGCTGATGCATCCGCCTTGCCCGCAATCTGGCTCTGCACTGTGCTGATCTGTTGCGACAGCGCCGTCAGGCTATTCTCCGCCTGTGTGAGCCGCGTCGTCAGCGCCTGCACTGCAGAAGCGTCTGCCTTTCCACTGAGCGAGCTTTGAACTCCTCGCACGTCGTTCGCGATGACGAGCAATTCCTGATTGATCTGCTGAACGCGGTTGCTGATCTGGCTGGTCGATACGCTGATTGCCCCCATCGCTTCAGCAAGCGTCGCGTACTGACCGATGTAGTCCCAATATCGGGTGTCGTTGATCGCAACTCCTGCTGGCACCGCCTGCTTCGCCGCCAACAGCCCACCCTGGTATTTCACGAATGCGCCATCGGGCCATGCTTTGCTGTTTGTCCACTCCGGCGCGTCCACCAGCCCCTGCAGGTTCGCCAAATTCTGTGCCTGCGTCTGCAGTTGACGGGCCAACTCCTGATCGCGCGCGACCGCCTCCAGGAAGCCCTTGCGGATCTCTTCGGTCGTCTTGTCGATCGCCTGCTGCATCTCCTGCTGCAGCTCGCCCAGGTTCTTGCCCAGCGTCTTGGTGATGTACTTGGCCGCCACCGACAGCGTGGCGTTGGTGTTGCGCGCGCGGATGGCAAACGTCCACTTGCCCGAGGACGGGATGGGCGAGTCGAATGCACCGGTGTGGTAACCGCTATCGCCTACCGGCGTCATGGCGTCCCACGCCGGCATCGGCGCGCCCTGCTCCGGGGCCTGGGCGTAGCGGATCTCCGCACCGGCCAGGTTGGCCGACTGGATGGTGTCGTTCCAGAAGCCCCAGGTGTAGCGCCGGATGCCGCCGGAGATCTCCTCCACGTCGAACAGGTCGTAGTTCACCGGTGGCGCGTCGGCGCCAATGGTCGTGAAGATCAGCGAGGCGCCCACGCCCATCTGCCCCTCCGGACCGAAGGGACGCACGTTGATCGTGTAGGTGCCGGCGCGCGGGATGCGCCACCGCGCCGTGCGGGTGCGTGTCTGTGCCACTTCCACCAGCTCGCCGTTGCCATCCGACGCCGAGGCGTACACCACCGCGTGATCGAACGGGCCGGTGATGTCGAACCTGGCCACGAGATCGGTGGCCGTGACGTCGCCGGTGGTGATCTGGTCCTCGCTGATCGCCAGGTTGCTGAGGATTGGCCGAGTAGCCAGCGATGACCCACTGTCCGGAGGGATGTACTGACCCGTCTTGACGTACGTCCAGAACTCCGGTGGCTCAGGCACCACACTGATGCTCGCGCCCTTCAGATCGCTCTCCGGCTCGATCGCCACCACGCGTACCCGCAGGCCCGGCGTGGCCTTGAAGTCGTAGATCCACACGGTGTCGTGGGCCGGGTTGTCCTGCCAGCCGCCCTGCACCATTGAGTCCGCGTAGCCCTCGCCCGGCAGCGGCGCGTCATCCGGCCATTCCTCAACCAGCTGGATGGTATCGGTCGCCTCCGTGAAGTTGCGCACACGGAACGTGCGATAGACCGCCTCACCCGGAATGCGCAGGCCGATAAAGGCACTGCGCGCATCTGGCGGCGGCACCGGCTCGTCCAGCGTCAGCGTGACAGTGCCCAGCAGCGGGCTGCGCTCAGCCGCGACGAGGCGCCCACCGAAGCCCCATTGCGTGAGGTCGTGCGAGATCGACAGCATCGACATGCGGCGGTAGGACAGGTACTGCAGGTCCTGGGCAAAGCCGATGTCCTTGTACTGAAACAGGCTCTGGGCGAGGTGGTAGCGCGCCATTTCGGCTGCATGCGCTTCGCGGCCGATGCCCTCGCCGGTGAGCCTCGCCGGGTTGAGCATGGTCTCCACGCCCGGCGCTGGCACGCGTAGGGTCTCGACCTTCTTGGTCGTGCTATCGAAATAGCTGTACTCGATGCCGTCGGCAGCGCTGGCCAGCGTGTAGTCCACGCTGAAGCTACCCTTCTTCATCTCGGCCATGTTGACCACGCCCGAGAGCGGCTGCTCGTCGGCGGCCCACACCGCGGATAGGCGGCCACCGGCCCAGGTGGTCTGACCCATGCCAGCTAGCGCGATCGCCTGCAGCACCTCGTCGTGATTGCGCTCCTCAGTGAGCCAGTAGTCGTAGTTGTAGCCATTTGCCTCGCAGTGGCCCATGAAGCCCTGCAGCGACTCGATGTCGATCTCCTCGTCGCTCTTGCCCATTCCAGCGATGAGCCTGCCGTTCTGGTCGTAATAGCCTCGGACGTACTTGAGGATGTGGGCGCCCGGGTTGCTGGTCTCCTCCGTCACCCAGCTGCCATTTCGCCATACCGGGATCGGTGCGGCGATGTGCTCCGCACGCAGCTCGTCGGGCTGACCATTGAGCTGGCCGGTGGCCTTCATAAGGATGCCGGTGCGCGCAAGGCCGGCGTACGTCGCGGTGTCGGCCTGCACGCTGCCCATCGTCGACCACTGAAAGTCGTTGCGCTGGGTGTTATCGCCCTCGTAGTTACCCTGCCCCAGGATACGCACACGCACGTCGTACTGGCCCTTGGCAACGTCTGCCGCCAGAGTCGCGCGCTTGCTGACGTCGAGCTTGTCGCTCGTGAACGTCTGCGTGGCCAGCGTGGTCCAGATCCCTGTTCCCGCCGGAGCGTACTGCACCTGCACGGTCTCGGAGACGTTGTAGGCCTTGCCCGAGGTGCCCACGCCGCCCAGCACGTATTCCAGGTTGATCTGGATGCGCACGGTATCTACGCTGGTGGTGCGGGTGACGAACTCGGCCGTATCCGGCAGTTCTCCACCGTCGGTGGTGTCCACGTTGCTGTACAACGGAATGGTCTGCTCCGGCATCTGGCTATAGCCGGAGTGGAAAACGCTCACACCTTCATAGCTGGATAGAAGCGTGTCTGCGTTGCTATACGCCTCCACGCGACCGACGCCGATGCCGGGCGTGAGCACCATGCCGATGTATTGGTTGTTGCCCTCGTACCAGCTGTACGTCTTGCTCGCGATATCAGGCGCAAGACGCGTGCGGCCGAACAATAGGCCGAGCGGTTCATAGGGGCGCATCCGATTGCGTGACGCGCCAAGGCTGTAAACGGTGCCTGCGGTGCTTTGTCCTGCCGGGCTCTCCACCTTCGGCCCGAGCACCTTGTTGATCACCAGCGAGCCTGCCACAAACACCGCTGAGGCGAAGATTGCGCCGGCAGTTCCACCACCAAACGCAGCAGCCGCGGCGCCGCCGGCACCGGCAATACCAAAGGTGAAGTAGGTCAGCGCGATCATCGCCACGATGTACAGCGCGTTCCTGCCAACCGCGCCGCGCACCTCAATGACTTGGCCATCCTTCGGGTAGACATAGGCCCACAGGTGCCGCGGCACGACGCGCCCTCCGATCGACACCGACCAGTCGCCCTGGTCCAGGTCGATCACGTGCCGGTGCAGGAACTCGCACAGGCGCTCACCCGGCTGCAGGTCCATCGCAATGTGCCGCTGGCCTTCCAGGGTGACCGGGTGTGGCGTCAGCACCAGCTGGCCGTTGCTCGCAGGCGTGGTCATCAGACCCATGTGTAATACCCCTCAATGCGCGCGCCGTAATCCGGCAGCTCGCGCGCCCGATGCAGCCAGCTGCTGCCGAGCGCGCTTGTGGTGTGAAGCACCCAACCCTCGTGGGCAAGGTAGAAGAAGATGCCGACGTGTCCGGGCCGGCTCTGGCCTCTGTCGAACATCAGCACCAGGTCGCCGTCGACCGGCTTCTCGGTGGGCACGGCGTAAGCCCGGGACAGCTCGCCCAGAGCTGCCTGGCCAGCAGCACCGCGCGGGCGCCGCGCCGGCATCTGCACCACCCGGCCGAATAGCTCCCGCTGCACCTGCACCACCAGATCTGCGCAGTCGTAGGTGTCGGCGTCGTAAGGAATGTTGAGGAAGCGTTCCACCTCGCAGGCGCGCATCAGTGGATCCCCGGTATCGTGTGCGGGTTGGCACGCAGCTTCACCGCTTGTTGTCCCATGAATAAGTCCACGCCGATCTGCGCGGTGATGAACGCGCCTGCAGCGCGCACCTGCGTCAGCGGCAAGTAGAACCTCCGCGCGATGACGTTGGGCTGCAGGCGATCAGTGATCAGATAGCGGCACATCACCATCTCGTTCGGCTGCACGCGCTCCAGGTCATCTGTGATGCCTCGGCCCACGTTATCCACCTCTAACTGCGCGCGGGGCGTCTGGCCGGCCAAATCCTTTGGAGGCGTGAAGCGAAACGGCACCCCAATAAAGGTGTTGCCGTTGCTTACCCAATCGCGCGTGTCGTTGGAAATGCGAAGCACCGCGCCGAACGATGGCGCCGTCATTTCCAGCAACTCCAGCGGCGCGGTGGTGTCATCGTCGGTGACGCGCTGTCGGCGCTCCTGAAACGAGCTCATCGCAGGTACTCCACCGTGACGTCGCACTGCCATGGGCGGTCCGCGCCTTCGACTGGCCGGAGCTCACCAATGCCACCGTTCTCGAAGCGCACCTGAAGTGAAGCGCCGCTCAATGGGTGCACGAAGTCGAACCAACCGATACGCCGGATATCATCGAAGTACCAATTTTCGAATTTCATGGCATCGGCCGGCGTGGCAAAGTCCAAGGTCATCGCAAGCTTCATCAGCACGCCCGTGTTGAACACGCGCTGCTTAGGCAAGCCACGCTCCATCTCTGTGCGCAGAACGGCTGGATCGAATGAGCGACGGACGGTGTCGTACAAAATCCCAGCGTAGGGCGGAAACACGGACATTAGCGGCGCCTCCTAGTTTCAAAGCGGCTTTCGATGGCTCCCGCCATTTCTCCGCCCTCGGCAATATTCCGAGCACCGATCCTCACGACGATTCTTTCCAGCTCCTCTCCGTTGGGCATGCGCTGCGTCTGCCGCTCCTGCGTGGCCGGCTGACCGCTGAAGTTCTGGATCTCCACGCTGACATTGCCGCGCCGGCCTGCTGCTGGGACCGCGGTGCCGCCAACCAGGCCGCCGGCGGCGTAACCGCGCCCCCTGCGTATCGTGCTTAGCAGCGAATGGAAGCCTCGCGGCCCGCCGATCGCAGCGATGTCGAGCTGACTGAGCACGCCCTCGCCTTTGTGCACAATGCCTGCCGGCTCGAACTTTCCGCCCGGACCGGTATAGCCGCCTGTGTCCCACCCTTGCAGTGGAATCGCCTCACGCTGCACGCTGCCGGCGCCGGTTTGCCCGAAGATGCCGCCGAGTACACCTGTGATGGCCTGTTTAGCCGCGATGCGGGCTAGATCCGCAATGATGGAATTTGCCAAGTCGCTAAAGCTCAGCTTGCCCGTGGTCACGAACTTGACGAACACATCTTCCAGACCTCCGAGGGCAGACCCAATGGCAGACTCCACTTGTCCGGCGGAATTGCGCGCCTCGTCAACGTAGTTAGCCCATGCTGCTGATGCTCCATTGCTCCAGCTGCCCTGCGCATCTGTCATCGCCTGGTAGCCGTCACGGATTACCTGCACCCGTTGCTCAGTAGCTGCACGTACCAACTGCTCCTCGGCAGCGGCAGTCTGCTCATCAATGCGCCCGGCGTTTTTCTGAAGTGCGAGTTCAGTCAGCCTCTGCGCTTGCTCCTTATAGACGCCGTTGAGGCGCTGCTGGATCTCGAACTCACGATCGCTCGCGCCAACTCGGGCGATCATGGCGTCCATGTCCTCCTGGAGCGCATCGGTGCTGGCGTTGAGCGCCGCCTTGTAGGAATTCAGCGCGTCCTCGCGCTGCTTCTTCAGCTTGCCCTCTTCGGTGGACAACACCTGCAGGGCTGCGGCGCCCTCGGTGCGCACCTTGGCCAGCTGCGCCTCCAGCTCGCCGACCTGCTTGTTGACGTCGATCGACTGCTTGCCGCTGACGTCGCGGCTGTTGAGGTAATCGATCTGCTTCTGCAGCGACTGCGCTTCTGCGGCGGTGCCCCGCTCGGCCAGCTCACGCATGCGCTGGTAGTAGGTCTCGGCCGTCACCTCACGCGCCTGGTACTGCGCCTGCAGCACCTTGGTGCTGGTGGCGATCTGTGCCTGCTCGGCGGTGAACGCATCCTTGATGCTTTGCAGGCCTGCAGAGCGACTGGCAGTTGCGAGACTTGTGGCGCCCCGCGCAGCCTTCGCGGCATCCGCTTTGCGCAACGCCTGCTCGCGTTCGGCGAGCAGCTTGGCGTCCGTCACGCCCTCCTTCGCCGCGTCCTCCCGCATCTGCTTGATGCGGCCCTCCAGGTCGAGCGTTTTGCCTAGCTGCCGGTTCGTCTCCTCTTGGAATTTCAGGCGTGCCCGCGCTTGCTCAGAGTCGACGGTGGGAGCTCGATCGACCGTTGCGACCACGTTGGAAAAGTCCGGCCCGGCCGCGCTTTCCAGCGCGCTCCTGGATGCCTTGATGGCGCTGCCCAGCGCACCCAGCGAATTGAGCATGCCGCCGCCGATCGTCTGGCCAGCGGTGCTCTTATCGGCCTGATCCTGCTTTTGGGCGATCTCGTCCAACAGCCCCGAGTAACGAGCAAGGCCGCCGACGACGCCACCTGAGTTGGCCAATGCCGCGCTCAGCCTTTTCCAGACGACACTGTTGCCGAGCGCGTCCTGCTTGGAGATCACGCGGTCCAGCAGATCCGCGTACTTCTCCACCTCTCCCCAGGCGCCAGAAGCCTCGTCCTTGATGCTGGTCCACGCCTTCGACATTGCCGGCATGTCCGTCTGAGCGCGCCGCGCCACGCTCTCCAAATGCGAGTCGTAGAGCTGGACCGCCTCAGCAACAGCCTGCTGCTTGTTGCCTTCTTCAACCAGGGTATTGATGCGGTCCAGCTGCGTCTGGGTGAGGAAATGCTCGGTCTCGTTGAGCTTGAGCAGCGCCTCGACCGGATCCTTGCGGATGTCCTCGAACTTGGCGATCGTTTCGTCGATCGCCTGCCCGGTTGCGGCCTGCATCAGCGCAGCGCTGGCCGCGACCCGGTCGAACTGCTCTCCCGTGAATTTCCCGGACTCGGCGACCTTGAGCACCGCCTCGCGAGCACTGCCCAGCGAGACACCGTCCAGCTGATCCAGCTTCGAAACCAAGCCCTCCAGCTGCCCAGTGGACGCAGCTGCGTAGTTGCCAGTTTCTATCAGTGCCTTGCTGAGGGCGAAGGATCGATCCTCACCTTGCTTCCAAGCCAGGAACAGCGCAGCGGCCACGGCAGTGCTGATCGTCAGCGGGTTCACCATGCCTGCGATCGCAGAGGTAACGCCAGATACTGCTGGCCCAATGCCGCCAAAGCTGTCCTTGATCTGCCCACCCTGCTGCACCAGCACCGTGAAGAACGGCATGCCACCCTGCAAACTGGTGAAAATGTCGGTGAACTGTGCGGGCAGCTGTCGCATAGCCGCTGCCGTCTGACCTGCAGAGACGCCCAGTTGCGAAACGGGGTTGTTTGCCGGCAGCGGCTGACTGGCCTGTTTCTGCACAGCCGCAAGCTGGCCGCGCAGCAACGCGAGGCCCTGCTTGATGTCGTTCACGTCCGCACTGATGCGAACACGCAGGTTTGCGGATTGGTCGGCCATTTAGCGTGTCAGGTCTTTTAGGTATTTCGTAAAGGCGGCGGGCTCAGCTCCCATCGCCATCCGCACGGCCTGCGCCGTGGATGCTTCACGCATCAGCAGCTGCTCGCGGTCATCACGAACAGCTGCTGCAGCAAATGCCCTGGCTTGAGCCAGGGTGTACGTCAGGACGTCTCGCCGCTGGTGTCCGCGGGCGACGAGGAAGTGGACGAGATCGGACCATCCGGTTGCGCCTGCGTCATTCCCACCGCTTCGATCGCCTTGCCGGCGGCTCGCATCAGGCTCGGCAGGCGCTGGCCGAAAAAATCTTCATTGAGCTCCACTACCGCCTCGATGAGCGCAGCGGCATCTGCAAGTGAGGCACCGGCGACCCATGCTTCCGGCTTGCCGGCCACGATGGCGCCACCCTTTGCGAATGCATCAGCATCCTGCTCGATCACATCCATCATCAGCGCGGCCACCTCGATGGTGGCGCCTGCACTGACAAGGCTCGCGGCGATGATGACCCGGCCGAGGATCGGCCGGGTTGCTTTCATGAAGGGGCCGATCTGCGCCAGTGTCAGGGGCGCCACCTCCAGCTGCTCGCCGCGGAAGGTGATCAAGCGACTGGGCGGCGTGATCACGTCGATGTCGTCAGCGCTCATTCCTGGATGTCCACGGTGAAGTACTGCGACAGCCCTGCACCCTTGCTGGTGTCGGCCAGCAGAGCGCCAGTCACTTCGCCAGAGCCGTACTCTTCGCCGATCAGACCCAGCTGCGCCATCACGCCGCCGCTGACCTTATGCGCATGCACGCGCACTTCCTTGCCGCTGCGCGCCTCGTTGAGGCCCAGGAACAGCACTTCGTACTGCTTCTGGCTGGTGGTCAAAGCCTCCACGCGCTTGGCCGCGCCATGCGAGTAAGCAATGGTCAGGTTGGCAGCTCCGTTTACGGGCGCCGGGATGTCGCTATCCGCCGGAATGAAGAGCCCACCGTCGCGAAGTTCGTAATCGGCGCCTGCATCGTAGGTGGTCGTGCCGGCAGGGTTCTTCACCGAGGTGATCGCAGTCGCGCGGCGTGCCAGGGGAATGAAGCCGCCCGGATATGCCACCACCGGCTCGGCAACGACGTTGCCAGCAGCAACAGTGGTCACCGTGCCACGCAGCGCCCGGGCGAAGTTCGCCGGTGCGAAGTCGTGGAAGGTGTAGGCCATCTGCACCTCGGTCACACGGTCGACACGGTTGCGCGTGCCGCCGCCCGGCTTGGTGCTGTCCGCCAAGGTGATGGTATTGGTCTGCGGGCTGAAGTTCAGCGCGCTGACGTTACCAACTTCCTCGAAGGGAGCGGCCGCGCCGAACTCGCGAATCAGAACCTTGCCGCTGCCCAGGTAGCTGTAATCGTCCATCGTGTATTGCCTCTGTGGTGATGCCGCTTGGGCGGCGGGTTACTTGGGGATGTGGGATTGGTAGGACACGACGGCACCCACCCAGCCGGCACCGGCATCGGGCTTCACGGGTTCCATCGATAGGTACTGCGGAAATTCGATGCCGACCGGGTATTTCCCCTGCTGATCCGACATCGCCTCTTCTACGTCCGAGATGGCGGCGTCCAGCGCGGCCTGTGCTTCATCCAGCGCGGCGGGCACCTTGACCACCACCACCACGGTCGTCAGCCGATGCGTACGCACCAGCGCGGCCTGGCTGGCTCGCTGCTGCTTGGTCACAAGCACCGTCAACACGGCGGCCGCGTCAGCATCGACCTGGCCCGGCTCGAGGGTAAAGGCATGCCCGACGTCGGTCGAAAAGCCATTTGCCTTGGTGATGCGCTGCACGCATGCGCCGATGGCGGCGCGCAGCTGCTGCCGCGGGCTAGCCATCGGCTACCACCCACTGGCTGATCGACTCGTCCTGCCGGATCCGCTGGTCAAGCACGAACACCTCACCGTTCAGTGCCAGGCGCGCAAAACGAACCGGCTCCAACTCCGCCCGCTGAAAAGTGACGAGCGTTTGGGGCGCGCTCACCGGAGCTTCGTCGTCGCCGAAGTTGGCGACATCGCGGTCGATGGTGACCGTGCACGGCAACTGGGCACCGCCAGGGGCTGTGTAGACAGCCCTGTCCGCGAGGCCGGCGCCGTTGAATACGGCAAACGCTGTGGCATCGAAGCGGCGCAGAAAATCGCGCTGGCTCATCGTTGCACCTTGGTGATTGCGGTCTGGATGGCTTTCTCCAGCTCGCGGTTGAAATAGAACGGCATCAGCTTGTCCCAGGTGCGCTGGGCGAGCCCGAAGATGTCGTAGCGCGGCTTGTAGGTCGCCTGCTTGGTGAAAATGAAGATGCTTCGGACGGCGCTGCCGAACCCGGTGTTGATGCGCTCGTAGATGCCAGGTTTGAGGCGACCTCGTTGCTTCGTAATGGCGAAGTACTGGCCCCCAAGCTTTTTCCGCGATTGCCGGCGCCGCACACTGACGCTGCTCTCCCGGTTTTCGTTCTGGTAGCGGTCGCGTTGCGCCTGCAGCTGCGACAGGATCGCCGTCACCTGGCTACCGCGCACGTTGCCGTATTGGTCTGGAGTGGCGCCGCGGCCGATCACTGCGAACTGTCCCGCCGGCATGAGCCCCTTGGCCTGCAGCAGTACTTCGATACCCTTCTTTCGACGGCTACCGCCTTCCACCTCGGCCAGCAGGTACTTGGCCGGCGGCGTGCCCTTGAAGGCCTCGTCGCGCAGGAAAATCTCGGCGAAAAGACGCTGCTTCGTCGCCTTGCGGTACATCGCCGCATTGATGGTCAGCGGCGCGGGCCTATCGAAGACACGGGGCGCGGTTCGTTTCCACGTCTCCCGAATTTCGAATGCGGTGGCATTGCATGCCTGGACGATTGCGAAGGGCAATTGATCACGCTCGAGCGCGGTGAACTGCCGGCCGAGCATGTTGTCGGCGTCGACATCGATCTTGATCTGGCTCATGCGTCCCTCAGCGCAGCCCGGCGCGCATCACGCGCCGGGCTACTTGATCAGGCGTTGCCGCTGGCCTTCAGGCGGATCACCGCGCGCGGGCGGGTGTTGAGGTTGATCGGGTTGGACTGGCTCTCCATGTCCACACCCTTGTTGAACGGCAGCGGTTCGAGCTTGGTGTAATACGGCAGGCCGATGCCCTTGACCGTTTCCATGTAATCCGCCGGCGCGAACCGCGTGATGAACATGTCGGGCACACCGCGAGGGAACGCCAACGCTTCGCCGGCGGGAATGAATGGCTGATTCCCTACGCCGCCGACCATCTCTTCATAGACCACACCTCCGAACTCAAAGCCCGCGCGTGGATCGTTTCGCAGCGCCGCGCCGTCCTGCCAGCGTGCGTACGCTTCACGCACGTCATCGTGATCGATCAGAGCATCGAAGAATTCCGGGCTACAGAACGCGCGGATACCGCTGTATGGAATGCCGCCCAGCTCACCCTCGATTGCGCGCTTCACCGCCAACGACTTGCCGCGCACCTTGGTGGTGGCGGTACCCAGGCCGAAGGGGACGGTGATCTGCTGGACGTTGAACTCTTTGTACATGTCCCAGATCACCGAGCCGTCGGCATCGAGCACCTGGCCGCGGATGGCGCCGATGCGGTGGTACTCGATGGTGTAGTCGACGTCGCGGCGGTGAATGACCTGCAGCGCGTTGATGACCGCTGCAACGCTCTCGCCCGCGGGATCATCGTCACGCACCACATTCAGCAGCTCGTCGGCCATGACCGTCGAGCGCTGCGGAAGATGCGCGGTCTCGAAGATCCGGACATTGCCACGGGTGAGCGCCTTGGGCTGCGCCGGCGCGCCGCGCGGAACATTCGGCACCAGCACCAGCTTCGCGCCGTTGATGCCGACCTTGACGATGTTGGTGCCGACCAGGCCAGCTTCGGTGAACAGGCCGAGCTGCGCGATGCGCGTGGGCGTCGCCGGCAGATTGTTGACATAGGCGTTCAGAGCGCCAGGGCTCAGCACACCAAGTGCCAGGAGGGTTTGCAGATCCATGATTGGTTTCCTTGAGGCAAATAGAAAGCCCCGCTTTCGCGGGGCTGGAGTGGTGCCGAATCCGGGTTGATCAGGCCGCGGCGGTGATCACGATCTCGTCGCTGACGTCGGAGGTCAGCCCGGCCGATGCAGCGGTCAGGGTGAAGGTGCCGGCCACGCTGAAGGACACGGTCGGCCAGGTCACCACACCGTCGACTGCAGCCTTGGCGCCACCACCGGTGAGCGCCCCGCCGCCGGCGGTCTTGGTCAAGGTGACCGATGCAGCGCTGCCATTGACCAACGCACCGAACACATCCTTGATGTGCGCGACCACCGGCCCGATGGGCGCGCCAGCGGCACCGCCGACGGGCACCTGGACGAACTCGATGTGGTGCGCGGCACCCGACTTGATCGGGACGAACGTCCAGCGGACCGAAATACCAGCCTGCTCCAGGCTCTGTACGGACAGCAGCTTTTCATCGGCAGTGGTGTCGCTGGCCCAGCTCAACAGCTCGCCGTGCACCTCCGCGTCGCGGGCAATCGCCGTGGCCTTGACGGCCTCGGTCGACGCGTCGACCGCGCCATACAGGACCTTGACCGCGTCGGCGCCGTCGGCGGCCTTCGTGTTGTCGGCCTTGAGCAGCGTGCCGGCGACCAGGTTGCCCTGGCCAGCGGGAATCACGATCAGCTCGCGGCTGCGCTGGCCGTTGCTTTCGGACAGCAGAAACTCGGCGTTACGGACGCCATTGATGTAAAGCTCCATCTTCAGTTACCTCGTTTTTGGTAGATGGTTGCGGGATTGAGGGAGGCCTTCACTTCAGCCTCCCGCTTCGCGGCGTCCGACGCCGGAAGAGTGGTGACGATCTGCGCAGCGCGCCCTTCCTCGGCCTTCAAAGCCAGGAGCTGGGAGCGCACCGCGCTCAAATCGGTGTTTTTCTCGACGTAGTCCGCCGCCAGGGATTCGCCGCCGCGCATTGCAGCTGCGCAGGCATCGCGCACGTTCGTCGCATAGGCCACAGCATCCTCCGGCGTCTGGCCGGTGATCGGGCCACGCCGGATAAGCGCCATCTGCAGATCGGCCGGGAGTGTGCTCGCGGCAATCACGCGACTCTCGATTGCAGCCGCACGATCTGCTGCGGTTTCATCGCTGGCGGCGGCCAAGGCCGCAAGTCGCGGTGCGGCTAGCTCGACGCGGCCCGCAGCAGCCACGGCAGCGGCTGCTGCGTCGTCCTCTTCATCGTCGCCCGGCTGGGGTGGCGCCTCAGCGTCGGGAGTACCCAACTCGGCGACCATGTCGTCCCACGTCCCCAGGCGCGTGGCAAAGCCGGCCGCTACGGCGGCGCTGCCACGAAAGGTGCGCGCCTCAGTCGCGCGCACGGCCGCTTCGTCCATCCCGCGGTTGCGCGCCACGGTGCTGACAAACATGCCGTAGAGCATGTCGATATCGGCCTGTGCGTCGGCCTGTGCTTCTTCGCTCAGCGGGAAATTCGGGTTGAAGTCGACCTTGCGTGCGCCGCCATAGATCGCAGTGACCTTGAGCCCCATCTGGGCGTTGTTCGCGCTCCAGTCGTAATGGAAACCGACCACGCCAATCGAACCGACGCCACCGGTGCGACTGACCCAGATCTGGTCGCACGCACTGGCCAGCGCGTAGGCGGCCGAGTACGCATAGTCGTCCACGAGCGCATGGATCGGCTTGACGCCGCGCGATGCGTAGATGTGGTCGGCGAGGTCGAAGCAGCCGGCGGCCATGCCGCCAGGCGAATCCAGGCGCAGGACGATCGCGTCGACCTTGTCGTCTGCAAGAGCCTCGTCGAAGACGTCGCGCAGAGCTGCATAGCTCACGGGGCCGCCGCCGCTCGGGCCAGGCATCGGACGATTGACCAGACCGCCACTGACGTTGATCACCGCGATGACACGACCAACGCTCTCGGCAGGCGCCGGGCTGGCCGGCACGTTGTCCACGCTGGTGTCGGCCCCCACGACCACACGGTCGCAGCTCAGCAGGGTGTCGTCGCTCGTCACCGCGCCTTCGAGATAGGCACCAATCAGTGCCTCGCCCATGCCTGCGTGCACCAGCAATGGCCGGTTGAGGGCGGCGGTTGCGAGCGAGGCGACAACCGGGTGCTTGCTGCGGCCGAACAGCCGCGCGAGGAGGCCAGGCTTATTGCTCATCAGGGTTTCCTTCATCGGTGGCACCCTGCGGGGCGCCTGAGTTGCCGTTGTCTTCGCCGTGCGACTGCTCGGCGCCGGATGTGTTTGTGCGGCGTGGGTCGCTATCGAGCACCAGCCCGAGCGCGTCGGCGCGGTCGTTGCTCGCCTTGATTTCGGTATCCACCTGCTCGGGATCCTCGCCTGCACCCAAGATCACCTTGTCGCGAGACTTGAAGCCGGCGCGCACGGCGGCCTTTTCTGCGCCCACGTCCTGGACCGGGTGGCTCCAGGGCCAGCCCTCGGGCACCCATAGCGTCTCCGTCACCTCGTCGCGCTGGTCCGCGTAGCCGGGCACAGCGAGCAGTCCAGCCAACACGGCTTGGTCAAACCATGCGTCACGGACGCGCTGGCAGAACATCGGGATCATGTAGAGCCATTGGTCCGACTCGATCACCCTGCGGAACTCGTTGAGGATCAGCCTCAGCGCGCGGTCGGAGACGTTCCGCAGATCACCGGTGAGCACCTCGTAAGGAATGTCGTGCCCGGCGGCGATCGCCATCAGGTGCCCGCGCAGGAACTCGGCGTAGTCGGTGCCGGCGCCGGGAGGCGTCGAGAACTGGACCTCGTAGCCCGGTGGCAGCTCCTGCATCGTCGCCGGCTCCAGGCCAGCGAGCGGCGTGCCATCGGCATCCATGCCCGTCTGCATGTCATCCGTCATGGGCGTGGTGCCGCCGGGCTCGCCCTCTTGTGCCTCGGGAACCTTGTAGAACCCTGCGAACAAGTTGGCGATGGCCTGACGCTCGAGGACAGCGTCATCGAGCCGGTCGAGATTGAACATGCGCAGCAGCACCGCCGCCGATGCGGGCACGCCACGCAGCGCGCCGGCCCGGTTGGGACGGTAGAGGTGGATCACCTGCTCTGCCGGCACACGCACAAGTTCGTGGCCGTTCGGCACCATCGCCTGGTCGCCCGGGTGCTCGCGATACATCCAGTACGCCACGCGGCGGCCGATGGCATCGAACTCGATGCCTTCGCGGATCCCATTGCCGTTGCTGGCCACTGAGTAGTACCCGCGCGGGCACTGCTCGGATTCCACCAGCTGCACCTGCACTGGCACCGGCAGCCCATCTGTCGGACGACGGAAGCGGATCCGTGCGAACACCTCGCCGGCTTCCTTCCACTCCCGCCACGCCAGCGCCTGCTGTCCGTAGAAATCCAGCACGCCGTCGGCATCGCTGTACTTGATCCACCGCTTCCACAGCTTGGACGTCGCAGCCTTGAACGCCTTGGTACCCCACAGAGGCTTCGCCTGGATGCCAGTGGCAATGCCATTCGAAACGCTCTTGTTGAGCGCGCTGACAGCCCACGGATCGTTGCGTGCAAGGTGCCGCGCGCGCGCCAGCACCGTAGGCAAGTTGACCAGGGCAGCATTCGGCCCCTGCACCACCGGCGGCAGGAGGCGCAAGCGCCTGCCCATTCCACCTGCGCGGTAGCTTCCTTCGAACTCAGCCATTGCCCGTACCGGATTGGAACAGGCGCATCGTGCGGCGACGGGGCCGCACGCCAAGGCTTGCGCCGAGCTCGCCGCGCATCTGGGTCAGCAGGCCGCGCATCTCCTTTAGGCTGTGATAGGTCACCTGCCGATCGCCATAGCGCACGGTCAGCGTGCCGCTCGCGATTGCCGATTCCAGCGAGGTGATTTGTTCTTGCGTGAATGCCATCTCAGCGTCCCAAGTATTTGCTGCGTACGACCCGACGACGCGGAGCGCGCGGGCGCGGGGTTTCCGCCACCTCACCCACGACCACCTCCGGATTTCGATCCCACTCTGCTGCCCACGCCGGCGGAGCGTCCCAGCGGATTGCCGGGACCTTCAGCCACTGCGCGAGCGCCTCTGCGTACACCGCCAGGTCGAACGCCTCATTGCGTCGCTTCGCCAGGTTCTCCCAGCCCTTGGCGGTGCGCGTTTCCGCGACCAGCTCTTCGAAATAGCTCGTCGGCAGCCAGTCCGGGAAGTGATAGAAGCCGGGGCCCGGCTGCTCGCGCTTCACGTTGGCCGCGACGGTGTCTTTGAGCCTGTCGACGTTGAGCAGCAGCTGCGGCACGTCGCCGGCTGAGCCGGACTTACGATCTTTGCGCTTGCTGCTGTCCGGATAGGTCTCGCGGAACAGCGCGCCGTTGCGATTCGGATCGCCTTTCACCAGGCGCACGCGCCAATGCAGGCCGCGCAGCTTCAGCGAACGCCAGAACTCCAGCGCGCGCACCGATGTTCCCGACTTGCCACCCCAGTCGATACCCACAGCACGGATCGGCATGCTTCTGCCGGTGTCGTCCTGCAGCTGATATCGGCGCTGGATGACCTTGTCGACCAGGCGCTCCCAGTCTTCCAGGTACTTCGCTGGCTCCAAGCCGAGGAATCCGCCGGCGCCATCCTCGCGCTGCGACGTGCGCAAGGCGAACCAATCGACCACCCAGCGCTCCAAGCCGCCACCCTCGCCCGGCCCCCACCCAGTGACTTTCACCACAAAGCGGTTGGCCTGAATGTCGACGGTAGCGAGCAGGAACCTGACACCTTGCGGCACCACTCCAGCGGGCCACGTCTCGGCGCGGTCCTCCATATCGCTGGGATTCGATGTCGAACGCGCCGCCATCGGGAGGTAGTTGATCGCGCCATCGACGTTGTGCGTCGACTTCAGCGGCTTCTCCTCACCTGTCGTGGCAAAGGTGCGCAGCGCCTGCAGGTATCGCTCCATCAGCGATTCCCAGGACTGATACACCGCAGCCACACCACCGAGCCAGTAGCTCGCGATGCGCGTGTCGATCGACTCGCCTTCAATCGAGCCATCCGGGTGAATTTCCTGCCCCTCTCCCACCCATCGGCCAGCTTCATTCATGCCAGCTTTCCACCGGTGCGACAGCCCGTCTCCGCAGTGCGGGCAGTGCAGCAGCGAGTACTGCCGGGCCATCTTCTGCAGATCATCGACCTGCACGCGCTCCAGCAACTCCTCAAGCGGCGGCAGTGCGAAGCCGTCGTACCCGGGTGCCGCCTGGAACCGCTCGCCGCAGCTCGGGCACGGCCAGTACCACCGCCGGCGATCGCCGCGCATGTAAAGCGCGGCGATGCCGGCGGCCGGCGGGGCGTGGTGCGGGTGTATCGCCCTCCACGCGCCGTCTGTGTAATCGGCCGCTGGACTCGACTCTGCTACGCAAATGCCCGCCGACATGAACGTCTGCGTGCGCTTGAGCGCCAGGCCAAATGCCTCGTCGATCGACAAGTCACCGGTGTAGTTGTCCACGTCCGTCATCAGGACGTCGTGGATGTCCTTGCCGGAAAGGATCGACACCGATGGCCAGCCGAAGCGCAGCGACATACCCGACCGAAAGAACTTCAGCAGGATGTTGTCGTCGTGCGACCGCGGGCTGAGCCTCTTCCGGAGATCGGGGCTTGCGGCGATGCCCCGCGATATCCGGGTCTTGCTGTAGTCCTCCGCCGCGTCCTTCGACATCTGGACGATCATCGTGTCGGCCGGATTGCACGTGATCGTGTACGCCAGCCGGCCATCAATGAGCGCGATCGTCTTGCCGGATCGCGCCGGCCCCACGAACACCACAGCTTCGTAAAGCCGACTCGCAGTCAGGTCCAACGGCTCGACCATGTACGGCGCGACGCGCGGATCCCAGGGGCCGGCGGCACCGCTGGCGTTGGCGATGTGGAGCGACTTTGCCCCATCGCTTACGCGCACCCGGCGCGGAGGCCGGATCATCTCGGCTACACCGAGCCTAACCTCACGCGCGGTCGCGTACTGGCTCATCGCTGATTGCCTCATACATCGACTGTCGGACGCGGTCGCATTCCTCCTGGGCCTTGATGACCTGCTCCGGACTCAGCGATAGCTTTCGCTCCAGCACGTCCGGCAACGTGTCGAAGAACTGGACAACTTTTTTCACCAGCTCGGCGTAATCAGCCTCCACCTCGGCAGCCGGCACCAGCAAGCCGGTGGTTGTCTCGACCTTGAGCCGTTCGTTTTCGGACTGGTAATAGGCGCGCCGCTCCATGGGAGGCAGATCGCGCGGATCGAGAATTTGCTCTGACCCGCTGGCGCCATTCGGGCTGACCAATGCGGGCGCAGCATCGGCGAGCCGATAGATGTCGTTGGTGCCGCGCTTGCCAGATGGCGGCACCCCGGCTTCCCGGAGCCGCTTTGCAGCGGTACGCCGGTCCATCCCGAACTCGTCCGCCAGCCTGGCAATCGACCAACCTGGCGAGAAGTCCCGGATGTCAGCCATGTCTTACCTGATGTACAGCGCGCCCTGCCCTGAATTGCGGGTTTTCCCCGGAGATTTCTTCACTTTTGGCCTACCTGTGGTGGAGCATCCCTGGGGGCCGAAATACTGTCGCGCACCGGGGTCCGAATTCCCCCCGGTAGGACCGCCGATGCGCCAGGGTCCCCGGCCATTTCTGAACGGATCGCCATTTGTTAATGTTCAGCCTTACCGTTCAGCTTCGGCCTGCTGCTCGAGTTCCACGGCCCGTTCCACGGTTGTGCGAGGTCGTGCCGAGCGCTGAGCGCTGATTGGGCGACTTGCCACCGGTCGGCCAGAACTACGGCTTGGCAGGCCCAAAGCCGCTCGTCGGCGTTGCGGTCGACTTCAACGCCAGCGCTTTAAACTCAGCTATCGCTGTTCATGGGCTCGCACCAGCGAAGAACCCCCCCCAATAAAGCAGTAGAACAACCAGCATCGACGCGACGAAGGTAGTGACGGCGTTGTGCCGCTCGGGCTTCTTCATCTCCCCGTGTTTGGAGATAGCAATGCCGAGGCCTATCAGGAGCAGCGCCAAGTACAGTGCCTGTGGCCATCCGATGTTCATGGCATCACCTCGGCACGGTCTGCGGCGACGACTGATTGGCAGGCCCGGAGCTGGTCGTCGGCGTCACGCCCGATTCGAACAATTCGGCCCGCAAACTCTTCTCGGCGCTGGGTTCCCGCATCACGTTCGCGGGTGCCGGCTGCGGCTTCGGTGAGGCGCTGGGTTTCACAGCTGGCCCACCCGTCCCGCAGCTTGAGAGCACCGTTGCGCAGGTCAGCCACAACAGCATCAGGGACGGCCTGGGCCGCCTGCCGGTCTTCTTCATGCTTGGCTCCAATGTCGGCCAGCACCTCGGCCTGTTTGTGTTCGGTGGCACGCGCAGCCTGCTCAACCTGTAAGGCCTGCTTACCAGTTGCGGCCTCCCCGGTGGCCACTGCCGCCTCGGCACGGTCGCCGCGCCAGGTCCAGCCGGCCCAGAAGCTGATGGCCAGCAGCCCGACGGCGATGGCGAGTTTCAGTTGCGTGGGCATGCTTGGCCGCTCCGGTAATCCACGATCCCATGGGTCGGCCATGTCAGCCGCCCGGTCCTCTCCGGGCCATCCCGAAGAAATAGCCGATCACCATGCCGGTGGCGTTGTTCAAGCCGCCGATCAGCATGCCGAACGAATCTTTGTTCTCCGGCGGGATAGCCACCGCGATCAATGCAGCCATGGCCATGCCCAGCAGGAACAGGACCAGGACAGCTATACCCACACGCGCCGCGCCGACGTTCCTCGTCGCGAAGGTCACCGCACACCCGCCAGGCTATGGATCTCCTCAAGAGCCCAGTGGTAGAGCTGTTGATCGATCACCGTCACACGTGTGATGCGCTTGCCGTTGAGCTCACGCACGTTGACCTGTGTGGACTGCTGCACCGCCAGCAGCACGAAGCCGATGCGCTTACGCAGCGGGTCAGGCTCCATCAGCACAGCAATGGCGTCACCAACCATCTCGCGGATCGTTCCGAGTAGCTCGGCGGTCGGTCGCTTGGTGCGGTTGTCCAGCACGGACAGCACGCCCTGCAATTGGTTGATGGCCGGAACCACCGGCTTAGACTTGGCAGGCATCAGGCACCCAGTGCTTTCAGTGCACGCGCGTAGCGCGCGCGTCGATCGGCGGCGCCGTTCTGCCCACCGTTGACGCGCTCGGTGATGTCGTCGAATCGACCGGCATCGGCCAGCGGATTCAGATTACGCGTGTCCCAGAATGCCGCGGCAGCCAGTGCGCCCCACTTTGGCTGCTCCAGCGCCTCAGGCTGCTTCTCGAAGTCCGGCACGTCCCGCACGCCCTTGGCGCGCAGCGTGTCGCGCATGCCGGCGTAGTTGGCGCGACCCGTGTTTTGGATCGGGCCGCGGCCGCGGAATCGATAGCCGTCCCCGCTCACTTCGTCGCCATTGCCCATGCGGTTCGCATACGCCGCATTCCCCAAACCGACCGAGTTGCGCGCCAGCTCCTTCACCCTTGGCAGCAGTGAGCGCCAGCGGCTCCCCGGCGCCGCGCGTTTGCACACGGCCGTCAGGTTTTCCAGGCTGTAGTTGAGACCTTCCACCACAGCGGCCAGGCCTGCCGACTCGTGGCCGACATGCGCCAGGAACGCGGCCAAGCGGCGCGGCGTGCTGATGCTGTACAGGCGGCACGACTCGCTGATCGGCTCGATCCAGCGCTCCGCAGTCTGGTCGGAGCAACCCACCGCCTGCTTCAGTTGTTGGGCGGTCAGCTGCATTTTTTTCCAGGTTTGCGGGAGGAGCATGGAAATCCCTCGCGAGATCGCCGACAGTGCCGGTATCTCAAAGGGGCCGTATCGTGGACGAGGAAACTAAAAAATTTGTGGAACGCTATTCGACGACCAGCTGGGACGTTGCCTGTTTAGGCACAGTCAACTTCATCAAAATGGTTGCTGAGCTGATAACGCTCGTGGCGCTTTTCCAATTCGTAGGCAAAAAGTTCGATATTCCCACTGTGCAAGCCGCTGCGGTTCTCGTGAACGCATGCCTTGGGCTGTACATAGGTAACCGCACCACGTCGCTCATCGCTAACGAAATCCTTCATAGATTCCCTGACTTTAAGCATGCGAAGTGGGTGACAATTCCTCTCTGCCTGGCCGTCTCAATCGCTTTCGCTGCCGGATCGCAATCTGTGATTGCAGGGCTCATCCTTAAAGAAACAGGAACAAAGTGAGCCGGCACAGCGGGTGCGTCGCCGAGGCGCTGCCGTCACGGAGCGCCCCTTCTATGCGACTCCAGCGGGAAGCCTCACGGCTGGCCGGTTGCCTGGATTCCCACTCACTGTGACTACCGACTCGAAACCTGAAACGAAAAAAGCCCCCACATCTCTGCGGAGGCTTTCTTGGACCGATAACTCTATTTTTCAGATTCCGGCGCCGGTGTCAAGCACCTTGGTCAATCGACACTCAATAGGGCTTCCGCGTGAGCAGCAATAAAGGGTGGCGGCAAAGCGTTGCCAATCATGAGTGCGATTGCCTCCTTACCGTGCGAAGTATCGAAACGATAGTTGCGCGGAAAACCTTGGAGCACAGAAGCCTCGCGCAAAGTGACTGTTCGATCCTCACCTGGATGGATGAATCGCCCCTTGGACGGATTGTGGCAACCACTTGTAATTGTGGGGGCTACCGTATCCCACGCCATCCGTCCGTAAACGTCCCGAAATCCATCGCTCCCGCGGTGGCACGGAAGTACCAACTCATCAGGCAAGTCCTTTCGGCTCCCCCCATCCTTTGGAATGAGCTCAATTAATCTTTTTACGCTGTCGGATCGTCGCTCGGGCAACGCGTGCAACTGATCTGAGCTGCTACGCGGATCTTCAAAACCAGCTAATGCAGCGCGGACCGTGACTTGCGTAGAGCTTTCCTTGGCCAAGCGCGGCACATGATAGCGAGAAGCAAGCAAGATCAACCTTTTCCGGCGCTGCGGCACACCGTAACGTGCGGCATCGACTACCTCGACAACACAATTGTATTCCAATTCCGCAAGGCGTTTCACGAGATTTTCAAAGCGGAAGTCGTCCTTCAATGCTGGCACGTTTTCCAACATTATACTCTTTGGAAGCATCACTTCCGCAAAGCGAAGAAATTCACTAACAAGATCATTACGAGGATCGTAAACAGACCTCATCTTATTCTTGGTCCTAAGCCTCGAAAATCCCTGACACGGAGGACATCCGGCTAACAATGAGAGATCGCCAGGCATGAGCCCGATCTCCTTCATTACTGCGCTGGCATCAAGCTTGCGGATATCTTCGCCATATAGCCTCACCCCAGGATGATTCATTGCATAAGTTTCCTGAGCTTTCCTATCCACCTCGATAGCGCCCACCACGTCAAAGCCAGCCAGCTGAAGACCAAGGGTTAGACCACCGCACCCACTGAAAAGATCAAAAGCTTTAGCCCTACTGGCTTGCAGGCAATGTGAATCCCGGCCATTGGTGCTAGTGATTGGGGAAAATCGCTTCATACGGGGTTCTCTGCGCTTAGCCAAGATTTCAATTGCGAAGTTATGATAGCAATGTCAACCTGATCAAGAGGCAACTGCGCAACCGCAACCTTAAACAGCGTCTGGAGTTCCCTACCCGAAATATCGACACCCTTCCCAAGCATCTCCTTCAGTGCAGCCTTACATTCGTCCGAATTATTATATTTGGACGTCGATTTAACAAGCGCCGAGTCCAGTAGCACTTGCTCTGGGCAGAGCTTTGGGAGATATCGAACGTGGCACCTTAACCATCCGAGATAGTTCAAATGGCTTTCGATCAACGCTCGGGACCGACCTTCTGCATCATTCCCCCCCGCCAAGAGAAAAGTTGGGGCTGCGCCGATTTCGTCCTTGATCATTTCAGCCAGTTTCGAATATTTAGCAGGGGGAATTGTATTGGGATCAGTAAATTCATCTACCTTTTTTTGATCGCCATCTAACAGAACGAATAGTCTATCTCCCGTGATCATGGCACCAGGGCCATGATGCCCCAGAATGGCTCCCGCACCGCCAGGAGCCACGCGCACCTCAATCGCGGCTTTCTCGCCCGGGTCCAATCCTCCTAAGGCATGCTCTACAAGCATACAGGCGAGTGGGTCTTCTACGAGGATCCTCATTTTACCGGCAGGAGGCCTGCCTAAGCGGTTTAAAGCTACAAGTGGAGAGCAGTTGTTGATAACGCGCGTCTTCCCGTCGCCGTTATCCTCCAGCACTTTGATGGCTGCATCGGGAAGGCCCTCAAGAAAGTCAGCTGAGTGAGTCGATGCGATCACTTGGAGCTTTTTTATTTTTATCTGCTGCAGCAGAAAGCGAAGCAGGGCTCTCTGAGCTCCTGGATGAAGAGAAGTCTCAGGCTCATCCAGCAGGATGAGTGAAAAAGGGTCGGCTGCGAGGACTTGAACCACCACACTCACCGCAGCAACCTCACCGCTACCCGCGAATGCCTCCGAATATTCGAAATCCCGGTTGAATATAACGGTCATGTCGCGGCCGCGATTACCAGGATAAAGAGAGTGAATGATTATCCGTGCGGACTTATATGTTCGGCCCAAAATCGAGCCAACCGCTCTCAGTTCAGCAGCGTTCAAATCCCGGTTCTCGAAGAGCCGCTGCCGCCTTCCTAAGCTGAAGGAAGCGAGATTTCTATCCTTTATAGACTTTAGCCGCTTGGCCTCATTGAGCATTGTCGCCCTTCGATCACCCAAATCCCCACCTTGCTCAAGGTAAAAGTAGCGATCAAACGAACCAAAGGACATTTTCAGATTAATGTATATAACACTTCGCCTGACAGGCTGCCAACGGTCTTTCGCCTTGCCCTCGTACGACCCCTTAGGGATCTTAGGCATGCCATCGGTGACGCTACTTCGATAGGGCTCCCAGTAATCATAGTCTCGCTTTTTCCCTATCCTAGCTTTTCGCGTCTCCACTACTCCATTGAATGAGTCGCTCCAGTGACCATAAACAAAACGTTGCGGCTCAGCCTTGTCACCCTGTATGGGATCAAGATCAGTAGCAAACCAAAATTTCGATGTGGATTTGCCGTAAGGCGCTCCCCATAACGCGTGCAAAATCGACGTCTTTCCAATCCCGTTCGCACCCACTAGTGCTGTAAAGGCAAAATCAAACTTAACCTCAGCTCCTGGCTCGATATTTTTAAACCTAGGGAAGCGGAGGTGGGTGATATAGTTTTTCAGAGGCGCCCCAGCCTTGAATCCTTTTACCACATTTACTAGTGTTCCAATTTCGTCTTCGACGCTCACAGCCTTTTCCTTATAGACTCTGAACGCGAGTGTAACAGGGCTATGCAATCCTTGCTCGCGTCAAAACATTACGGTCCTCCACTGCGCTCCGGTCTGTATGTCACACCCCATCTGCACGGCGAGCTGCATTGCCGCCTTCATTGCTCGCTTGCAGTCGACATCACCGGTGAGCATCAGGTGCCACCCACCATGAGTGTGATAGCCGAGCAGAGCACGCAGCATTGCTCTTTCGGTCTGAATGGCGGCGCGCCCTGTGTAAACACGAAGAGCCCAGACACGTGCAACCTTCAGTGGGCAGCCGGTGCGCAGATCCTCGATGGTTCTGCTTAAGTTGGTGCTGCGGCCGAGACGAAAGCTCGTCGCGCCATCAGCTAGGGGCACCGCTGCAAGGTAAAGGCACCATTTTTTTAGATCTCGACTTCTCTGCATACGCCTGTCATCTGTCGTTCAATCCATTCGGTCTGCAGCGCGATCAGCTCGTCGTCGCTGCCGTAGGTCTCGTGGAACAGCGCGCTCCCGTCCATCAGCGATGGGCCGTAGCGCTCGCGGGTGCTGCTGGTCGTCTGCCTGGGCATCGGGTGTCCACGGTGGTGCCACACGCACAGCGCGTAGCCGAACAGGTGCCCGCGCCGGCGGTTGCCGCTCTTGCAGTGGTTGTAGTCGCAGCCCACCACCACCAGCTGTTGCGGCAGCAGGCCGGCCGCCATGCGCACCACGCACGCCATGCACGGCCCCTCCTTCGACAGCTCAAACCGCACCACCTCTTCGGCTGTCGGCGTGCCGGTGCTATGCCGCATCACGCGCCGGTCCTTGCCGCAACGGCCTGCTCTACAATTGGAGGCAGCCAAGGGGGAGAATGCCCGTGCCCAATCACATTTCTAGCCGTGATCTTGTGGTCATCACGATATTCGCTTTTGGCTTTGGTGCTCTTTTCGCGTGGGCACTGATCGACCCGCCGATGGTTCAGCAAGGGCATGGTGCACGCTCCCCTGTTTCTCCGTCCGAGTGGCCGGCATGGGTCCAAGCGGTCGGCAGCGTTGCTGCGATTTTCGTCGCAATCACCGTGCCGACAAATATTTCTCGCAGAGAGCAAGACCGGCTGGTGCGAGAGGCTCAGCTTAAAAGTCGAACCTTCGCGCTTCTCTTGATCACTCGCGTTGACGATCTCAGATCTGGAATTTATGCCGCTGGTGCAGTTCTGGAGCCAATGCATAAGTACGAATTTGAAGCTGCGCGACACCACCTTCTCTCGCGTGCTCAGGGCGAGTGGTTGTTGCAGGTGCACGAGCTGGGCGAGGCCGCAGTCCCACTTCAGACTGCCTTGGTAGCTGCGGCTGATCTGTGCGCACTTCTCTCCGACTGGGACACATACGCACGTGGCGGGTGCGCATGGATAGACTGGGAGACGGGCAAAAAGTACAAGGACCCACGCCCCGGCGACATCGCTGACGCGGTCAGAACTGCCGGCCAACATGCGGAACGCGCCTCGGCCGCTGTCCGAAAGCTGATCGAGACCGAGTAATTTCTGTCTCTCAGGTGCCGCTTCCGAACGACACGCCCTGCTGTGAAGCTCACCTGTCAGTTTCATGCCATGTCCTGCAGCAGCGGGCGCACCGCGTTCGGGCGCAGGCGGCGGCCGACCAGCTCGAACCCGGCCGCGCGCAGGGTCAGGTACGCACCCTGGCGAAGCGGCGCGTGCCCAGCGTTGGCGATCAGGTTGTTCGCCGTCTCCATGCGCTCGAAGTTCTTGCGGCCGCGCCCGCAGTAGTAGCCGCGCAGCACGCACGCCATCACCACGTCCTGCCGGGCGATCCCGCCGATCACGTCCTCCACGCGCTGGGCGCGGGCGTCCACCTCCAGCGGCTTGAACCCCACGTTCGGCGGCGGCATCTCGCCGCGGTGCTCGATCAGCACCTGCAGCATGTTCTTGCTGGCTAGGCCCAGATAGTCGAAGTCCCGGTGCAGCGCGAATTCGGAGCCCCACCATTCCAGGTCGGAGCGCGTCGCCTCGGTGAAGCTGTCGAACTCGGCCATGGTCAGGCCCTCCCCTGCACCGGCTCTGCGCTGCCGTCCCGGCCCAGGCACCACACCTGGCCGTCGACGTGCACGTTTGCCCACCGGGCGCCCTGCAGCAGCAGCCAGTGCGCCGCGTCGTCCAGCGACTCGAACTCGTGGCGCGCGGCGCGCGGGTCGGCTGCGTTGGTGTTCGTATCCATCAATTCCCCCTCTTCTCTGCTGCTGCCGCGATGCGTTCGAACTTGCGGGCCTGGCACTCGTTGGCCTGGATCGCCGCGCTTTTTCTCTTGCGCTCGCGCTCGCCAATGGCCGGCTTGCTGTGGATGCCGTCGAGCCGCGCACGGATCTGGCTGGCTTGGCTGCGCGCCCAGGCCGAGCGCTTGGCCGGCGCGGTCATGCCTGGCCGTTCCCGGCGCGGCCGAACGCGGTGCGCAGGCGCTGCGTCCAGACGTAGAGCGGCCAGCACCAGCTCGCGCGGAACCGCGCGTTCTCGCTGCTGACCTCGATCAGCTTCTGCAGGTTGCTGCCCAGGTTGGCGCGCAGCACGTCCTTGGTCGGCTGCTTCATGCGGCGCTGCTGTGGCGCGGGCTGGTCGGAAATCAGGTCTTCGCTCATCGGGGCCTCAGTGGTGCGTAACGGTGGAAAGCGCGGCCGGCGCGCTCAGCGCCTTGGCCAGGTTGGTGAGGCCCTTCGCAGTGACGCGTACCTGCGTGCGCACCCACTCGCTGCCGTCCGGCTTGGCGCCGGTGGTGACCTTGTGCTCCAGGCAGCCGCTGTGCAGCCGGCCGGCGAACGCGAACCAGGTGGCAGAGAACGGGTGTCGATAGATCCAGCGCTTCTGCTCGAGCAGCGAGAAGAATTCACGCTCCGGAATCCCGAGCACCTTGGAAGCCTCACGCAGCGGTATTGATCCGCGCGCGGTCGCGATCCGGTCCAGCGCGTCAGCCTTGGGCGTCAGCTCCTCGACGCGGCCGGCGTAGCTGGCCAGCAGTCCGCGCAGCGCGGCCGGGTCCGACAGCAGCGCCAGCGGATCGGGCGGCGCGGCGACGCTGCGCTCCAGCTCCTGCCAGCGGTCTACCAGGCGCGCAGTGAACTCCGGCGACAGCTGCGCGACCACCACGATGCTGTCGCGCTTGCCCTGCTCACCGGTGAATACGAAATCGGCAGCGGGACGGCCGGCAGTTGGCTTTTCCTCAATTTGAGGAGAAGCAATTACGCCCTGCTGCACCAGGGTTTCGATGGTCCGCTTGACGTTGTCATGGCGCTTTTCGACGAGCTCGGCAATCTCGCGGCTGGTGATGGCCGGCGAGTCGCCGGCAATGGTGAGTTGGCTCATGGGTGCACGTCCTGGCTCGCGCCGGTGATGATGAAAACCACCTCGCCGCCCTTGCGCGGCTCAGCGCGCACCAGCGGGTGGGAAATGAAGCGCTGGTCGTCGATGCCCAGCACACGCGCCAACCCATCCCGGTACGCCTTGCAGCGGCCAAGCATGTTGTCGTCGTCCGGCATCTGCTTTGTCGGTGGGTAGAAGTCGATCCACAGGTGCAGTCGTCCTTCCGGCAGCTGGATGCCCTTCCAGCCGGCGCGGAACGCAGCCAGCACAGCCGTGGTCCTGTGCTCCCTCGTGGCCTTGGCCTTGACTCGCCAGTGCACGCGCGCGTTCGGTGACAGGTCCTTGCTCGGCCACGGGAGCGTCAGGGCGATCAAGCGCGGCACCTGTCGGGGATGTACTGCTCGACACCAGGCAGACGGGTTACCTGCCCGCCGGCCCGAATGAACTCTTCGACGCTCTGCACCGGCGTGCGCGTCGGAGTGGCCTTCCTCATGGCGGCCGGAACTGATCGCACAGCGATGACCGCCCTTGCCGTGGCCTTGGCCTTGCGAACCACGCGGGCATCCGCCGCAAGGCGTCGCCGTCCGTTCGCTGCCTTGCGCTGTTCACGGGCCAGCGCACGCTCCTGCTTTTCGGCCTCGAGCCGCTCCAGGCGGGCACTCTTTCGGAACGCTTCATCGATCCGCCGCTCCGCCAACGTCCGGCCGCCCTTATCGAGGTGCCGCTGGCGCATGTAGGCGCGGTGCTTCTCGACCCTGGATAGGCTCTCGCCCTCGTGCGGCGGCGGATCGCACACGAATTCGTATGCCGGGCGCGGGCCGTTGCCGACGCGCTTGAGGTAACCGCCGTCGGCGTTGTCCTTGATGGCGCTGTAGTACGGCCGGCGATTCTCGGCACCCTGGGCGATGCGCATGCCGTCCAAGATCACGCGCGGCGAATGCGCGCCCGGGTTGGCCTTGAGCCATTCGCGAACGCGGGCGGGATAGGCCTTCATGCGGCCCCCTTCAGCAGCGGCTTGCTGTCGAGCAATTCAGCAAGCTCTTCCAGGCGCTCGCGCATCTTGGGCGATGCAGAACCGGACACCTGCACGGTGCCGCTCAACAGGGCCAGCGGATTGAATGCAGGCTCCGGGCCCTCGATCTTGAGATGGCTCTGCACCGCCTCGTGGGTGAGCTGCCCGCGCGCGACTGCCTGCCGCAGCGCCGCGTCACGCCCGGCTACGTCGAAACCGATCGAAGCGTCGTACGCTGCAGGCTGGTGTGCAGCGCGCGCCTCTTTAACCAGCCGCGCATACGCCTCGAGGAATGCCTGGCGGGCAGCGATCTTGTCGCCCATGTTCATCAGCGACTGCGCCACAGCCCATGCAGCCTGCATCTGCCCGGTCCAAACCACCGTGTTCCGCTCGTCGGCTGCGAGGATGGCGGTCGCCCATGCCTCGTTCGGCGTCGGGTGGCCGTCGTCGATGCGCTCGATGATGGCCGCCAGCGACAGCCGCCCCTTCAACTCGCGGCGGCATTGCGCCAGCGCGGTTTCCAGAGCACCCATCGGGTAGACCGACAGGTCATCGGCCATCAGCGCTGCAGCCATCGGGCGGATCTCGTCGCCGATCACCTCGGCCGTGGCCACGAGCAGATCGATCAGCTTGTCCTGCTGCTGGTTACTGAGCATTGGTGCTCCTCCGGGCGTTGAGCAGCGCTTTCGCCTCGGCAGCGGCGCTGAAGTTGGATTCGGTGCGATCGGTCTGCTGCGCCCGGGTCTGCGTCATCGTTCGGCCGGTGGCCCACTGCGTGCGGTACGCCTCGGCCTTGGCCAGCAGCAGTCCGAGGTCGTGCAGGCCCTGCACCACGTAGCGCTCGTTGACGGTCAGGAACCACTCGGCCACCAGCGGGGCCTCGGCATGCCCGAGGCGCTGGACCAGCTGCTTGACGTTGGAGTTGACCTTGGCGTTTCGCACCGGGGTGACGTGGTGGCGGTGCCGATACGCAGCGGCGTACGCAGCCCACGTGCATCGGCATGCCGCCTGAAGCTCCGTCTCGGCATCGGCTGCCGGCGGTGCCGCAAGGCCCGCCGGAGATGACGGTTCACCTGACGGTTCAATGAGGGTTATATGACGGTTAGGCGGCGCCCCGTGCAGGTCCAGACCTGCGCCCGGTGCCGGACCCCCTGCAGCGGGCGCACCCTGGGGTGCATCGGGCGCACCCCCTGCACCGGGCGCATCCCCTGCGCCCGGTGCAGTACCCGAAATCGCTGCTTTTCCGGCCTTGCGCTTGCCCTTTGCCGGCGACTTCGATTCGTCGTACTTGGCCGGCGTGACCGTGTAATTCGAGCTGCTGTTGAACCGGCGCTCGCGCGCCAGGATGCCCACGGCTTCCAGGTGATCCATGGCGCTGCGCACGGCGCGCTCGGACAAACAGCACCGGCGTGCGATCGTGCCGACGGCCGGCCAGCACACGCCGTCGTCGTTGGCCTGGTCGGCCATGGAGATGAGCACCGCTTTCTGCGGACCGCTCAGGCCCTGCAGCGGCCAGCACTGCGACATGATGATGGTGCTCATAGGCTCACGACCTGGTCGTGCGATGCCGGCGCCTGCCAGCCGCGGAACGCGGCGCTGATCTGCTCCTGCTGCTGGGCAACCGCATCGGTAGCTGGCTGACGCTTCAGGCGCACAACGGCGCGTTTGCTCATGCCCGTCGCTGCCGAGATCTCTGCAGCGTTGCAGCCCTCAGCGAAAAGCCTGATCGCCAGCTCTTCGGCCTTCATTTCTCACCGCCCTGCGCTGCTGCCTGCGCTGCTTCCTTCTCCGCTTCCTCGGCGATCGAGTTCCAGTAGGCGATATGTTCGTCGAGATGTTGGATACGCGCCGCTTGCTGGTCGCGCTGGTAACGGTTCTTGGTCGAAGCACGTATGGCGCTCGCGCTTTCGCGCAGAAGACGCGTGCTCTTCGCGATGGAGCGTGCATACCGTGCCTTCGCCAGCTGCATGTCCCGCAGATCCTCGGGCGTTTCCTGCGACGTCAGCACAATCGCGTGGTTGGATGACCCGGACATCAGTGCGCTCCCGCTACCGCTGCGGCGCGGGCATGCTGCGCAACTTCTGCCAGCATCGCCTGTGCATCGCCGCAAGCCGCTGCAATCTCTGCCGCCTCTTTCTGCGTGATGCGCCCGTCGACGATGGACTCGCCGATGATCTGGGCCAGCTTGCCCTTCGCCGACGACGCCAGCAGCAGCGCGGAAAGCATGTTGCCGCCGGTGGGCGTCTCGGTGCGCGTCAGGGTGTAGCCGTGCTCGGCAGCCAGCGCGTGCAGGATGCGGTCGTCGCCGGTCACGCCCATGATCTGGCTCGCCTCGGCCAAGGTCAGATGGTGCGTCGTGGTGTTCGGATTGACCTTGCTGCGCAGCACCGCGTCGGACATGGCGCGCTCGCGGCCATCGTCCTTCGTGGTGATCAATCGCGTGGCAAGTGCAACGCTACCGCCCGGGTAGGAGTGAACGGTGTGGTATGCAGCGTCGGTGATGTTCATCGGGTTTCTGCCTGAACGTGGTTTCGAGTGACGGCGGCCGGCAACATCACGGCCATGGAGAACAACTGCTCTGGAACAGCACCGGCCTCAGCCGGAACGCATCAAAATGGCGTCGCCCTCAGCGCGGTACGCTGGTGCCCCCGCGGCTCCAACGACTGCCCGCAAGGAGGGCGACATGGAAAAGAAAGAACCGACGTTTTTCCGGCTGGACGGCTTCGAGGCCGGGCTCGACAACGAGCACAACGTGGTCACGCTTGTGCTCCGTCAGGTGCGTCTGAGTTCGGCTCCGCCGGTGCAGATCGCGTCGATGCTGAGTGCGGATCAAGCAGACCTGATCGCAGCTGCACTTCTGGAAGCTGCGAAGACGCTACGAAGCCAACAGAAAACGGCTGCATCTCCTCGGCACTGAAGGTGCTAGAGGCGAACTCACCCCGCCCAAGGATCCAGTCCCACCGCTTCTGCACGAGGTACGTGTGCGGCCCTGCCAGCAGGCCCAGAGCCGCCATCAGCGGGCGGCTAAAAGACAGCCGTACGCGAAGCGGTACAGCTTTCGCTATGGGCCGCGCGCGCATCTCAGGCCACCTCCACGGGGACGATTCGCTCGGCGTCCAGATCGGACGGAGCCTTTGGTTCCTCGGTTGGCTGCGTGGCGACCAGCGCCAGGACGGTGGGCAGCGCGGGCAGCGGCGCGTCCTCGCCCCAGGCCTCGACCCGGTCGCGCGGAAGCTTCAGCAGCACTGCCAGGCCGGCGTCGTTCGAAAGACCGAGCTTTGCGCGCAGCGCGCGCTTCGTGACATCGACACGGCCTGCGCTTTCAGCCGCCTTGTGGCCCAGCAGATCCGGCCGGAGAAGCCGCAGTGTCTGCATGCGGGCCTTGGGAATCCCGGTCCGCTTCCACTCGCTGACAGAGGGGCTCTTGATATCGAAGAGACGAGCAACCGCTGCCGTCCCACCCAATTCTTTGATAAGCAGTTCGCTGTCCATAAGTCGATTATAGGCTCGCCTATGGTCAAGTCAATAGGCTCACCTACCATTCCGTTAGGTAGGCTTACCTAATGGAACCCTGGGCAAAACGAATCAAACAGCTTCTGGATGAGGGCCGCTCACGCGGCCTGACACAGACCGGATTGGCTAAAGCATGTGGCCGGTCGCAGCCTTCGCTGTCTCAATGGTTCAACGACAACGACTCAAAGCCTGCGACTCAGATGATCCTTGGGGACAATCTGATCGCCGCCGCCAAATACTTGGGCACCACGCCCGAGTGGATCATCAGCGGAACAGCGTCTAACGACTGGATCAATGGCAAGTTCCGCCCTGAGATCGACACGACGAGGCGCATCGCGGCTGACCATGGAGAGAGCTTGGACCAGTCGGCCTTTGGTGAGGGCAGCCAACCGAACGTCGACCCCGATTACGCAAACGTGACGGGATGGTCTCAGGCGGTCGGCCTGGGCGCTGGCGCTGAGGCGACGGAGTACGCCGAGACCCACAGCCTCAAGTTCAAGAAGACCAGCCTGCGCCGCCGCGGAATCTTTGGCAGGCCGCTAGCCGTCTACTACGGCAAGGGCGACAGCATGGAGCCGACCATCCAGGATGGCGATGCCATCCTGTTCGATACCTCGGACACCCGGCCGGTCGACGGCAGCCTGTACGTCATCCAGGTCGACGGCATGGCCAACCCCGAGTACTACGTGAAACGCGCCCTCGTGCTCGAGGCCGGCGTGTACTTCCAGAGCGACAACCCCGCCGGCGACCACCAGTGGCGCAAGCCGAAACCCATGGCATCTAAAAAGCACCCGATCACCATCATCGGCAGGGTCCACTGGGTGGGCGGCTGGCGGGATTAGGCTTCCCTGAACACATCTGCAGTCCGAAGGTTGAGCCCTCTTTAGAACTTCGGGGAATTGCCGATCTATGTAGGGACGAACCGGCAGCCGGCGTGTAGCCGCACGTACACTTTGCGTACACCTATCTGATGTACTTTGCAACGCAAGACATCTTTCGGTACCCAATTTCGTTGTACTATTGCCGCCACGGTCGACCGCAGGTCGAGCCATGGGAGTCAAAGGAAGACTCTTCCGTCCTCTTCGCCCTAAGGAATTTCCCATGTCGAAGGCAAAAGTGATTAATTTCCCATCACAGCAGCGAACTGACGCTGTCGATGCGGCTTTCCTGACTTTGATCGACAACGAAATCGCTAAAAATCCGCACCGCGTGCGCCCTCTTGCGGCATCGCTCCTTGAGCGCATGCAGCGCCTGGCTGACGCAGCCGAAGAGTGCGAGCAGCACGAGCGGCTGCAAGGCTAACTCAGGTACGCAAGATGGCTCAGGACGAGTTGACGGCAGTCAATGGATGGGCGCTTTACGCTTTTGACCTCTTCCACGAAAGGCTGGAGGAGCTGGTAGCAGCTGCGGAGCAGATAGAGAACGACGACCCTGACGGCTTTCCGTCTCATCCGATCGTGAAGCTGCTGGTATGCGTCAACAAGGCAATCCGCAACTCGGTCCCGTCAGACCCGTCTCATACTGATTTTAGGCAAGGGCTTACGCTGGGCCGCGGCATGTCGCACTGGTGCAGGGTTAAGCGACTTCTTCCTCAAAGGTACAGGCTGTTTTTCCAGTACAGATCCAACGCCCCTAAGATCATCATCTACGCGTGGCTCAACGACGAAGCGACTCTGAGGAAAGCGGGCGCGAAAAGTGACTGCTATGCGGTCTTCCGCGCAATGGTTTCTCGAGGTTTAATCCCTAATAGCTTCGAAGATTTGCGGAAAGCATCCAGCTCTCTGCCATCTGCCTCTTAGGAAACGCCGCCCCGGGGGTTCTACTTTTGGGGGTCAGGGGTGTTCATAATTTTCGTGGATCTTCGTTCAGCCTAGGGCCTTAGTGGGCACCTGACAGGGCGAACGAACTCGATGAAAAAAAGCAGGCACGGTGGCCGGGATTCCCCACTGGATGAGGTGCTGAGCTGATTGATATCATCGATTTTCATCAAGGAGAGGGGGGAGCGCATGGGTGATATTGAAGAGGCGAAGAATGCGGCCGGAGTGGACGGGGCGGCAGAGCTGGAGCTGGTTGAATCCGAGGAGTTTGACTTCCTCTATTACAACGGACCAATCTCAGCACAACTGACTGCGTTTATTCGAAAAAAAACAGCCAAGGCAAGACACAATGAGGTCAGGTTTGTTCTAGTCACCGGGGGAGGCGACCCAGACGCAGCGTATCGCTCTATGCGAGTGCTGCAGTGTCGATACGAAAAGGTTGTAATGCTTATTCCGAACGAGTGCAAAAGCGCGGGAACATTGATGTGCTTGGGCGCACATGAGCTAGCATTTGGACCGCATGGCGAGTTGGGGCCGCTAGATATTCAGATTCAGAAGAAAGATGAGATTCTTGGTAGAGAGTCTGGCGCCGCTGTCATTTCGGCCATGAATGTTCTGCATAATCAGTGCTTTCAAATGTTCGAGCATTTTTTCCTCAGCACCGTGGCCAGGAGCGAAGGAAGCATTAGTGCGAGAATGGCTACCGACATAGCGGCCAAGGTTAGCGCTGGAGTCTACAAAAAGATTTTCAGTCAAATCGATCCCCATCACTTGGGCGAAACGCAGCGGGCCATGGAGATCGGCCAGGCTTATGGCGCGAGACTTGCTTCAGTTTCAGACAACATTGGTCGCGAGGGCATTGAGCGTTTGATTGTCAGTTACCCCGACCATGGGTTTGTGATTGACGAGCAAGAGGCAGAAGAAATTTTCCACACAACCCGCAAAATGACGAAAACTGAACGCCTCTTGGCACACACTGTCAAGAAAGCGGGGAGGAATACCTATTACACCCCCTACCCCATTCCGGAGAATGACGATGACATCAAAGCTGAACACGCAGACACTTCGCAAGATGAAGGGCACGGTTCGCATGACGGAGTCGCTGCCGGTGCCGGAGCCGTTGAAATCGCTGAGGATCAAGGAGCCATCGCTGCTGAACCGGACCGGGATGGGCCGGACAGATCTACTGAGCAGGAAGGCGGATCAGGAGAAGATTCTTCTAGGGAGCAAGCCTAGAGACCTCGCCTCTAAGGTAAGTCACTGATTTGAACCCCGCTCCGGCGGGGTTTTTGCTTTGTGGGGTCTGGTGCTGGCGACTACAGCACCGGCTCGATCGTAGAATCCGCCGGATCGGCTCACCGGCTGAGCTTCTGCTCGAGCTCGAAGTCCTGCAGTGCTTTGCGGTACTGGGCTGCGGCGGGCCCCACCGCAACAAGCTGCGCCTCACGTGGCGAGTTGGCCGCAAGCATTGAATCGAGATAGGCGGCCCACGATGTGTAGGCCTGTTTGGCAGCCGCTTTAACCGGCTCAGGCATATCCGACCTGGTGATGATCTTCAGCTGATCGAGAGCCTGGCTGTCGTACTTGGCACGCTCCTCGTGCATCTGGCGAAGAGCAGTCGAGATGCCGGCGCTATTCCGGTAACCAGCGTAGGTGAAAGCCAGCTTCTGTTTCATCTCGCAAGCCAGCAGCGCGGTGCCGAAGTCCAACCTCATCTGCAGCGCGGCGAGATGGGCAGCACTTTGTGCAGCCTTTTCATCTTTTTTCTTGGCGGCAGCCTGCTCTTGTTTCGCAGGAGAGATGCCGAACTTCTCCCTTTGTATGTCTTGCGCACCTACTGCTGCAACTGAGGCCAGACCTCCAAAAACAGCAGCAATCACCAGCATCCGTCGGTTTCTCATTCCTGCTCCTTTGATTGCAGGCTCGACAACGGCACGAAGCCGCTTCCATACAGCTAACGCGATAGTAACAAACGGAAGAATGCAGGAGCTGCCATTGCGCGGTAACGAAAAATAATTAGGCAGACCTATTGACCTTAGGAATAGGCATGCCTATATTTGTCCCGTCGCCCCAGTAACACGGCATTCCGCCGCGGGGCACGGAGACTCAGATGCGCGCCGTCACCGCTCGCCTCACCTGCCTGGCCCTCGCCGCCGCACTGGCCGCAGGCTGCGCCGTCACAGGCCAGCCAGCCGCAGAGCCCACCACCGCCACCGGTGAGGACATCCCCGAACAGCTGTCGATCACCTCGCCGCGCTTCTGCGCCGCGCTGGCGGTGTATGAGCTTGCTATCGTCGACGACTGGAGCCTGCGCGTCGGCATCGCCCGCGCCGCGCTCAACGGTTTCGCCACCGCCGGCCGCGTGCCGGACTGCGCCGAGGGCGTCGCCGCTGTCCTGACGCGTGATGAGTTCAGCGCCCGCCGCTGGCAGAACGCGCTCGACGCCGTGGACGCGGTCGACTCCGGCGATTACGCCCTCCCCGATTCCTGCGGCCGCGCCAACGCGGTGATGCCGGCCGATGCCGCCGCCTTCCCAGCAACCGCGCAGGCGCAGTGCGTCATGCATGGCCTGGCCTTCGTCGAGGTGCAGCCGTGAGCGCGCCTGCCAATGTGTTGGCAGCTATCGACGGATGCCTGGCCGGAACGCGTGAGGCTCTTCCCAGCATTCCCAAGAAGCATCGGGATGAATGCACGATGTTCATAGCCGAAATGGAACAGGCGCGCGCAGCGGTGGCCGAGCTGTTCGAGAAAGGCCGTCAGCTTTCCGCCGACCTTGAGCACGCCATCGCGATCGCCAACGTTGGCAGCCCCGACACCGTGCACGTCCGCCACCCCGTCCGCGTGGCGCTCGACCAGTTCGATGAGGCGCTGCGCGCGGCCGGCGGTGCCGCATGAGCCGCCAACCGCATCGCAAAAGTGTTCCATGCTATGGCCTCGAGCTTGTCCTGTCGCAGCCGGCAAATGGTTCGATCTGGATGATCGAACTGTACAAGAACTACGAGAAAGCGCAGTTCATTCAACTCGTAGCCACCGTTGGTGGTGCCGGGCTGTGGCCACGCTTTTGCGCCCCTACTGAACCAAGCAGCCAGCACTGCGTTTGGCTTGATGGCACTTACTTCGAACTCCCTGAAAAATCTTGGGAGCAGTTGAAGGCGTGGTTTGAAAAGACAGCAGCCGTAGCGGAGGTGTCTGCATGAGCGGCCAGTCCTACCGCCACACGGTGAAGGGCTTCCACTACGACGTGGAGCTGCGCTGGGACGCCAACAGCAACAGCTGGCTGCTGCAGTCGCTCGTGCGCGGCGTGCCGTCCGTGTCGATCGTCATCGGCCGCAGCCACGGCATCGACTTCGTCGCGCCCGAGCCTGAGGTCGCCAAGGGCCACTACATCTACGTGCGCGGCGCCTTCATCGACCTGCCGGAAGAAAGCTGGCGCGAGCTCAAGTGCTGGTACGAAGCGATCGCCGATGCCGTCGCGCCTGTGCTGCTGTTCGAAGACCTGCCCCGCAACCTGCCGCCTATCGCGCCGCCGCTGGCGCCCTACGCAAAGCGCGCGCACGCATGAGCACCAAGCAGACATCCGAACAGCGCGCGGCGTTGGCACGCGCCAAGAAGCCCGGCGCGCACCCGTGGCGCATCTGGCAAGGCACCGCGAACCAGGAGCGCGCCATCGCGCGCCGCGCCGAAACCATTGTCCCCTACACCACCAGGTTGATCACGAAGTGAAAACCTCTCATGGCTTGGAACAGGCCGCACCCGTTTATATGAGCGGCCGGCCCTTCCAGTGTGTCGCCCTCTACCGATGGTTACTTAGACAGTGCGCCGGCGATGCTTGGTCCAGCCTTCTGAAGTCAAATTTTAAACTTGGGCTTCGTTCCCGCACCCCAGTTTGGCCCATTGGAGTCGGCGACTGCTTGATACGCGTCAACGAGGTCTTTGGCCGTGCACTTAAGGCTACCGGATTGGTAATTGTCGTCCGCAAGAGCGTTCAATATTTCGTCTGTCGTCTCTTTAGCCGCCAGCACCTGTTCGCTCGAAGCAACTTCATCTGCAACCGGCTCGAATTCAACTTCGGCCTCCCGGCTGGCCAGTCGGAAAAGCTCATTTTTCCCTTCGATCGTAATCCCGAATTGCTGGTCATTATCGCTGGCTTGCCAGGCAAGCCCTTCAGTGGCAAGGCTTTTCATGGCAATCGCGCCTGGATGAAGACCTTGTGCCAATTTTCCAAGACTTACCATGCGCGCGATTTCATCCGAGCTCAACCGCATGCTATCTCTCCAAGTGAGCGTGAGGTTCAAAGCTGGACCAATACCGAACGAAGCACAAGTCGTAGATTGCGCCAACTCATAGGCGTACTGATTTGCGGGCGGGCTAATAGGTATCCACCTGCTCGCCGCTTTAGCGCGATCGCCCTCCTCGGCCGCGGCCTCGACGCCATCGTGCAGCACGACCTCGCCGGCATGCCGCGCCAGATCACCGACGCCGCGCGCCTGCAGCGCTACGAGTGCGCCTGCCAGCTCCGCCGCGCCCAGCTCTCACCCGAAGCCCGCGAGATCGACCAGCTGCGCGAGCAATTCGGCCGCAACTACCAGACCGCCTGGCGCAACGGCCAGCGCCCAGACCTCACCCAGATCCCGCAGCGCTTCGCGGCGATCGACAAGGAGCACAACCATGCGTGAGACCGCCACCTGTTTCACCATCGCCGCAAACGGCGAACACGGCCGGTTCTACCTCACCGAGGGGAATGAGCCAGACCGCCGCGGCGGCACGACGTATTGGTGCGTGCTGGTTTGCCACACCACGTTCGGCACCGTGGGCCACACATGGAACAGCATGGGCGGCCCTGCCTCGTGGTTCCTGGGCAAGGTCGATCGCGATTACGCAATCGGCAAACTCTGGGGCAGCAACGCGGATGTTTATGACGAAGATGTCGCGCGCGCTCGGCTGGCTCGCCTGATCTTCGAGGATCGCAGAAATCATCATCTAAATGCGGAGCAGGCGCGCGCTGCGTTCGACACGCTGGTCGATGAAGAGTTGGCGAGCGAGGCGCAATACTTCGCCCTTGCCTACAGCGAGCCGTTCTTCTCGATCTGTGGTGGGGAAGCTCCCAGAGCAACGGTGACGAACGGTCAGGCGATCGGTTTCTGGGAGAAGCTGTGGCCGGTCTTTATCGCTGAGCTGACCTCTGAAGTGGGGGCATGCCATGCGTGAGCGCCCCATCCGCCTCAAAGCTCACGAGGTGCGCGCCATCCTATCCGGCGCGAAGTCGCAGACGCGGCACGCAGTGAAACTCCCGCATGAGAATCCGCTCGGCCAATGGGAGGCGTCCACATCTGGCGGCTACGGCGCCCGCGACCGGAAGGGAAATCTGGTTTCCGAGCACGCCTGCATTTGGCACACCCGCACCGGGGACACGCTTTCCTGCCCGTTTGGTGACGTCGGTGACCGGCTGTGGGTGCGCGAGAAATGGGCGGACCTGACTGCGACGCATGGCCGGCACTGGGAGAAGCAAAACCCCGTTACCGGCCTGTACGAGCGAGGCATCCATCCGTTCCTGTGGTACGCGGCCGACGGTGATCAGCCGGAAATGGGGGGCGGCGAGATCAATCGGGAGCCGTGGCGCCCCAGCACCAGCATGCCGCGCTCGGCCTGCCGCGTGGTGCTGGAGATCACCGAGGTGCGCGTCGAGCGGCTGCACGCGATCAGTGCTGCAGACGCCGAGGCTGAGGGCCTGCGCAAATTCCCGTTCGAGGACAGCCACGCATGGGCGTGGCGCGACGGAGACCGGTGCGGCCATGCATCGCCTACCGGCGCGTTCCGCAGCCTCTGGACCAGCACCGGCGGCGATTGGGAAGCCAACCCCTGGGTGTGGGCCATCTCCTTCCGTCGCCTCCCCTAATTCTCTCTCCAAGGACCAACCATGTTCTTTCGCAACCTCACCATGTTCCGCTTCCCCATCTCCCTCGACCTGTCCGCCGTCGAGGAGCTGCTGCCCCAGTGCTCGCTCAAGCCGGTCGGCGCGCTGGAGATGGCCTCCCGCGGCTTCGTCTCCCCGTTCGGCCGCGATGAGACCGAGCAGCTCAGCCACCGGCTGGGCGACTTCCTCTGGCTGGCCGTCGGCGGCCAGGACAAGATGCTGCCCGGCGCCGTCATCAATGACGCGCTGGAGCAGAAGTGCGCGCAGATCGAGAAGTCCACCGGCGGCCGTGTGGGCGGTCGCTCGCGCAAGCGGCTGAAGGACGACATCATCCACGAGCTGCTGCCCAAGGCCTTCGTGCGCAACTCGCGCGCCGACGTGATCCTCGACCTGGAGCACGGCCTGGCCATCGTCAACACCTCCAGCCGCAAGGTCGGCGAAAGCGTCGTGTCGGAGATCCGCGGCATGCTCGGCAGCTTCCCGGCCCTGCCCCTCAACGCCGAGGTGGCGCCGCGCGCCGTGCTCACCGGGTGGATCGCCGGTGAGCCGCTGCCGAAATCACTGAGCATCGGCGAGGAGGCCGAGCTGCGCGACCCGATCGAGGGCGGCGCCATCGTGAAGTGCCAGCACCAGGAGCTGCGCGGCGACGAGATCGAGAAGCACCTGGAGGCCGGCAAGCAGGTAACCAAGCTGGCGCTGGTGCTGGACGACAACCTGTCGTTCGTCCTCGGCGAGGATCTGGTGATCCGGAAGCTCAAGTTCCTGGATGGCGCGCTGGACCAGCTCGACGACGTCGAGGGCGACGGTGCGCGTGCAGAGCTGGATGCGCGCTTCGCGCTGCAGTCGGCCGAGATGCGCCGCCTGTTCCTGGTGCTCGAACAGGCGCTGCGCCTGTCGAAGGTGGAGGGCTGAGCCATGTCGACCGAGATCAAATGCACCTGCCCGTCGGGGGATGGCTCTCTCCGCTGGCCGTGCCCGGCGCATCAACCTTCGATCATGACCAGCGCCGGTGCGGCCACAGCCGTGCAGCCCGTCCTTGCAAGCGACCTGGTGTTTGGCTACCCGCGTGAGCTGTTCCGGGTAACGCCCGCTGGCGATGTCGTGGTCAGTGAAGGTGTCAGCACGACCGATGCAGCGCGCGCCTTCTGGGAGGCTGTAGCGCAGATGCGCCCCCGGCCGGATGCCGCCGCTCTGAACGAACATTCCGGAAATTCCGGACAGTTGCAGCAGCCCTGCGCGGCAGCCGGTCTGAACGAACCATTCGGAGATTCCGAACAGTTGGCCCGGCCCGATGCGGTACGCGGTGGGCATGCACTGCACGGCTCTGCCGAGGCTGCATGGAGGGAATTGCAAGAATCGGGCTACCTCTTCAGTAAAGAACCGTTCTCTGGCGCACACGCGGATGACCGAGCCACCATGCGCCGCGTTGCTGCGGCCGTACTCGCCGCCAGCCCACCGGTAGGAGCACTAGCCATACCCGAGGGATGGGCATTGGTGGACCTAAGCGACTACGCGATAGTCCCCCAGTTGCCAAGCGAGAAGATGATCCAGGCCGGATGGCCAAGTGGTGAGCTAATTAGCGAATGCTTCGATAGCTTGGGCGCATACGCCGACCTGATTACCGCAGCTCGAGCAGTCGGGAGTGGAATTCGGCATGGCAAAGGCCAACTGGCGCCTGCTGCCGCTGGCGTGCCGGCCGAGTGCGTTTACGCGATGAACACTGGCGAGCACGATGAGCAAGGCCATGAGCTGTATGTGCTGACCGACAAGCACATCCCGCTATCCGACTACGAATTGCTATACCGATCCGCTCCAGCCCAGCCCGCGCCTGCTCCTGTGCCGGCACCCGACCTCTCGAGGACCATCGCACAACTAAATCGCATGCGCATCGTGCTGCGCAATGCACGCGCATACGTCGAGAGCTTCACCTGCAAGTCGGCGCTGCCGCCCGTCCAGCAAAAGATGATCGGACAGATTGACGAAGTCCTCGGCGCGCTCGCACACGCGTGGCCTACGACTGTTCCGAGTGAGGGGCCGCTGTCCGGGAAGTACGGCGCTGTCCTACGCCCCTTCGTTGCCATGATGGAGCGTGAGCTGCACGCCAACGCCGGCAAAGGCGACCGGCCCGGCTGGCTGAGCATGGACAGCAGCACTGCGCTTCTGGAGATCTACCACCACATGGGCAAGCTGCAGCGGGCGACGAAGAACGCCGACGAGCCTGGCATTGTCGAGTACGCCGCCGACGTAGCCAACATGGCGATGATGCTGGTGGACGTGTGCGGACTGCTGCCGGTCGATGACGCCACCCACCCCCAGCCGGCAGCGGCGAAGGACTTGGCCGCCATGCGCCCGCGAATTGTGACCGCTATCGAGCGCATCGTGTCGGGACATGGATGCATGCGAGTTCCCGCCGAGGAGACCGATCCCGATCTTGTGCTGGCGGATGTCCTGAGCATCATCGACCAGCAGGCCAAGCCGGAGATGCAGTGATGCGAAATCTCAACCGGCCAATCGCGGTGATCGCGGCCTACTGGTGGGCACTGGAGACCAGCTTCTTCGGCTGGAACACGACTCCCGGCAGCACTGCGGAGCTATTCGCCGACGGCTTGGCGCTCGTGCTGTTTGCAGCTGCGTTCGCTTTCCCTCCGCGTGACGCTGTGCGGATTGAGGTGCGCAATGGCTGAGCGCCCCGACCAACGCTATCCGCTGACCTGGCCGGCAGGCTGGCCGCGCACGCCCGGCCACCTCCGCGCGCACAGTCCGTTCAAGGCGCAGACCACCGACCGCGCATTCCGCGACTTGGTGGACGAGCTTGGCAGGCTCGGCGCGCGCAACATCATCGTCAGCAGCAACCTCAAGCTGCGCCAGGATGGAATGCCGTACAGCCAGCAGCCGCGCAACGATGACGAGGGCATCGCTGTCTACTTCACCCGCAAGGGTGTCGAGATGGTTCTGGCCTGCGACAAGTTCGCCAAGCGCGAGGCCAATCTGCGCGCCATCACCCTGACGATCGGTGCTATTCGCGGCATCGAGCGCTGGGGCAGTTCCGACATGATGGAGCGGGCATTCACCGGCTTCGCAGCCCTGCCCGCGCCGGTGGCGCTGTCCTGGCGCGACGTGCTGGATCCCACCGACCCTGAAGGCAGCTACCGGCGCCTGCGATCGCAACATCACCCTGACCGTGCCGGCGGCAATGCAGCTGATTTCCAGCGCGTGCAGCGCGCGTGGGATGCCTACCAGCAGGAGCGCGGCGGCAATGGCTGACGGCTCCCGCACCCTGCCCCGCCAGGCGCGCAACAACGGGCTTGCCGTGGGCGGTCGGCCCATCCGCGTTCCAGTCGGCAAGGCCACCGTGCGCCAGGTGCTGAAGCGCCATCTCCTCGAGGAGGGCAAGCGCATCCAGGATCTGGCGGAGCCGTGGCAGTGCTGCGTGCAGAACGTCTACGACCGCCTGTCGCGCGGGCGCGTGCTTGCGCCCGGCCATATCGATGCAGCGATCGCGTTCCTGCGCCTGGACGAATTCGACGCGGCTGAGCTGCGACTGCTAGGCGCGCGCGAGGCCGGCTGGAACATCGACACGAAGTACCTGCTGAAGGAGACACCCGATGCCTGACACCGAAACCGAACTGCGGCTTCTGCCCATCAAGGACGTGCGCGCAAAGGTTGGGCTTAGCCCGGCGACGATCTACCGGCAGATGCAGGCCGGGAAATTCCCCAAGCCGCACAAGGTCTGCTCCCGTTCGCTCTGGCTTTCGACAGAGCTGGACGGATGGATCATCCAGCAGACCGCTTCCGCAAGTGTGGGGCAGAACATGGGGCAGGCAGCCTAG